CAGCCGTGAAGCAGCCGTGAAGCAGCCGTGAATCAGTATAAAAGCGACGCGTAAGGAGCGAAGCAAGTGACGGTTTCCTACCTAAGTGATGCAATTGATAAATTGTGTAATTATCGAAAACAAGAAATGAGTAGGGAATTGAAAATTCGGTAAGGAATCGAGGATTGAACTTACAATGATTCGGCTGCATGAAATAGAACAAATGATTGTATGAGAGTATTGGTGAGAGGATAGGTGCAAATGGATTATGTGAGAGGATTGTGCAAAGGATTAAGCCATGTGACTGCTTATGCAGTTGGATAAACACAGATAATAATATAATATAATATTATAATAATAATGATTTTTACACCATTGAAGAATTAAAATGGGACATTTTAATTCTCCAAGGGAGCGGTAAGGGCCGTAAGCATCCGAAGGATGCTGAATAGCCTGACGGCTTATCGGTAACGATTTGAAATGACACCCCGACGGGGTGTCCCATTCAACAAGTTTACGAAATCTTCACCGGTATAAAGATGCTGGTTGTTTTTTTATTAAAAAAAAAGATAAAAGTATTTGGATTGTAATATATTCAAAAACAAACCATATATTAAAAAAATATCCCAATATAAAATTGATGTATTTTGATATGAAAACAAAACAATTTAAGGAAAAAAACCATTCACCAAATAAAATATGGGGAGTTTTTTTTGACAATAAGGGAAGAGATTATGTTATGGATAAAGATGTTTCTTACAAAGAAATGGAAAAAATGATAACAAAAGATTCCCAAGAAATATATGATTTTGAAGATTCAGACCTTTATGAAAAAATGAAAGAAACTGGTGTTGATAAGTTTTATACAAAAAAATGGTATAAAACAAAGATTGATTTTGTAAAAGGGCAACTGGATACTATAAAATAAAATGGTTTTGGACAGTAATTTATACCGGTGAAGATTTCGTAAACTTGTTGAATGGGACACCCCGTCGGGGTGTCATTTCAAATCGTTACCGATAAGCCGTCAGGCTATTCAGCATCCTTCGGATGCTTACGGCCCTTACCGCTCCCTTGGAGAATTAAAATGTCCCATTTTAATTCTTCAATGGTGTAATATAGTTCTCTGGACTATACTCAATTGTATGTGTTCCGTCTCATAGACTCTATGTAAACCAATCGGTTGTTATAAACATGCGATAATTCTAATATGGTATCAAATCAACAACAACACTCAATGATGTGAGTGTCGAAATGATACAATTATAACAAAAATCGATTTGCGTTAATAATCAAACATCCAAGTAGATGTATCGAAAACGGGAAATGAGTGGGGTATTGAAAAGTGACGCAGCACGCGCCTTCTCCATTGACGCAGCACGCGCCTTCTCCATTGACGCAAACAAAATTTTACGAGGACTGCTTACTGACTCCCTTTTATCGAAAACGGGAAATCGGTCAGAGGCTCTAAACTTTTTACTACCTAAACGCTTTGTTACATTATTTAGGAATATTAATCTTTGTTCAGAGAACAAGAGTCTCTCAACAAGAAGATTTCCTAAGACACGCAGTCCGTAGGGGGGGGGTGGGCCTGCGTTGTGCGGTATAAATCTTACTCATTTTTTCTACAAATTACGACGCATAATAATCTTTCAATTACTAATATATAATTAATGCCGAATAAAACGAAGAAAAGACTAAAGAAGCAGCAGCGGAGGGGGGGGGAAGTGGGTCTGCCTATTTTGTCCGATGTTTATAATGCTGCTTATATTTCACGAATGAGCACGGATAGAGATAGAAGACAAGGAATATATTCAGTGTACCAAAAAATGGTAAATATGAAACAGCTACTTTCTCGTATATTTTTGCGTAAAAAACACTATTTACGCAGTTTAGAAAAATCAATGACTACAATTCTTACTGGTCTTATAGAATCGAATTTTACAAATCCATTTGATCAGTTTTGGTTTGACAGAAATTTGGTTGATGAAATCCAGCTTATTGATTTATATACATTTGAAGAAGGTACTCATAATCAGGTCAAACAAGGCATATGTGACTGGGTTGGGTCTTATTTAAAACAATTATATATTATTATTACTGCGCGCGAAAAATCCTTAAACACTGCTCATGATTTTCCAGATAAGCAATCTTTACATGAAGAAAACCCTGATATATTCATTTTTAAATGTAATACAGTATTTCCAGTCATTACGATACAAGACATAAACCCTGAAAATCAACAAATAATTTCGAAAATTTTTGGAAATTTAGATGGATTGACCATCATGACGCGACTTATGGTTAATTACAATAAGATAAAAGATGCGTTTATAAGATATAATCCCTTCCTTCATCATAGTCCACAGGTTGAAGCCTTCCGTGATGATAGTCCACAGGTTGAAGCCTTCCTTCATCATATTCCACAGGTTGAAGCCTTCCGTGATGATAGTCCACCGGTTGAAGCCTTCCTTCATCATATTCCACAGGTTGAAGCCATCCGTGTTAATAGTCCACCGGTTGAACCCATCCATGATAATAGTCCACCGGTTGAAGCCATCCGTGTTAATGCCAAAACCGAAGGAGGCACACGTAAGAAGAGACCTTCGAAAAAATTAAAAAACACGGCCTTCAATTACAAAATTTTGTAAATACACATTTTTTCAATGTGGAGTACCTCTCACTCACGAAATTATACTCGCTTTGATTTCAAACGTGCTGATTTACTTGCGCCTTTTAAGTCTGCTGCTGCTTTCAAACGCGCTGATTGTCGGACGCCTTTCACTTCTCCAGATGATTTCGCACGAACCGTTACGCGACCTTTCTTACCTGATGCAGCTTTCAAACGAGCTGATTGACGGACTACACCCGATGATTTACCACGACCTCGACCACGACCTCGACCACGACCTCGACCTACACCATGCACTTTTGACACTTTTGATGATGCTTCTGACACTTTTGACGACATATTTGACGACATATCACTCGATGAATCACTCGATGACGAGGATGACGCAGATTGACTGCTTCCATCTGCAACGGATGATGCAGAATCACTGCTTCCATCTGCAGGAGTTTTATGAGAGGAAGAACTTGAATCTTTCTTTTGCTTCTTCAATAACTTATTATACGCATAATATCCCAACCCAGCTACTCCAAGTGCAGCGGTGGCATACAAACCAGTACGACCAACGCCAAACAATTTCTCCAAATTTTGGACCACGCTTTCAAAAGTGCTCAACTCATTAAATTTCTTTTTCATAACGTTTAAATCAAAATTTTTGGAAAGTTCTGCTTTATTTTTATTACTTAATTCATCCATTTTTACATCAGTATTGTCTTTATAACACCAACATATAACGCCGTCATCATCGAATCGTAAATATTCGTCAGGCATCACAATTTTATCAGACTTACTCTTAAATTCACCAACAATATATATATATTTTTTTTTTTGCACAGCATAACCATCTCCACCTTTATTGCCGTCGGCCTTGGCGTCGGCGCCGGTATTGGTGCTGGTCTTGGCGTTGGCATTGGTGCTGGTCTTGGCGTCGGCATTGGTGCTGGTCTTGGCGTCGGCGCCGGTATTGGTGCTGGTCTTGGCGTCGGCATTGGTGCTGGTCTTGGCGTTGGCGTCGGTCGTGATTTCAGGAATTACTTCCCAGCAACCAAAACCGTTAATAAAGTTATTAGAAAATTGACCTAAATATTTGTAATCACCATCCTTCCACGTATAAGCTCCAGATTCCCTATTACCATTATCAGTAAATTTACCATAAAAGTGCTGTTCATTACCTAAACTCTCAACGCCAGTATCCTTCTGACTATCAATATTTAAATTACTCGGAAGTTTTTCTAAATTCCTATACTTACCTTCATATATGTAAGTATCTGGACCAATCCACTTTCCTAAATAATCAACAAAAGGTGACAAAGTATTCCCGTTACCCATATGAATCTGACCATTCTGGAAATGTTGATAATTACAATTGACTTTATCTTCTTTTTCCGCGCATTTAGTTCTTTCAATAAAAGATTCTAACTGTGTTTTATATTTATGCGCTGATTCTGCGTGTTTAAACGCTTCTGTAATATTGTCATTACATTTTTTGGCAAGATTCAAAATTGGTGTCATCATTGAGTCATCAAGATTGGGTAATTTTTCAAGTCGCTTCCCAATAATTATTGAATCTAGACCATGCGATGCATTTACACTGTTGACTTTTGCTGTATTATCACCACCTTTCATTAATACTATATACTAGCTAAATATAATTATATAATCCAAAACAATAATATGAAAAACGTGAAATTTGTCATCAAAATGAACTAAAATTTTCATGTTAAATAAAAAAATTGTATCAAATACGTAAATAGCCATTTGTAGTTTTCTTTTTTGCAACAGTATCAGTGCAATGCATAAGTTGATGACACTCTTCACAAACAGCCATCAAATTCGCCTTGTGATTCTTGTGAACGGCTGTGCCGCGAATAAACCCGTCCGCATCCGCATCTTGTTGCATCGCTAAATGATGTACTTCGCTACTCAAAGTCTTGTTGCACAATTCGCAAAGACCGCGCACTTTTTTCGAATTATAGTGCGAAACCTTCTGACCGAGTGTCCCCATTTTTTCGGGAAAGTATTTGTTGCGAATTTCGAACGCGGCGTCCAAAAACTCGATGGGCAAATGAAGCGACTTGCAGACTTCGAGACCATACATGCTATCACCTGGACCATCTCTTAATAAGCGATCATACACCAAACAGTCGCGTTCTCGGTCATAGTGGACGGCCATGTGTTTTAAAGCGAGTCTCTCCATAGAGGCGATCTCCGAGTAATCGCAAATTTCGTGAAAATGGGTTGCAAACAAAAAGGATGCGCATTTCTTATGCAAATTCATGAGACCAGCCACGAAAATGCTCAGCGCACTTTGCGTCTCGGTTCCGGAACATAATTCATCCCCTAATATCAAACTGTGTTCGTCGGCGTTGTTGAGGATGACTCGGAGCTCGCTCATCTCTACACCGAATGTAGATAGACCCTTGTACAAATTGTCGTTGCCTAAGATGCGAGTAAAAAAAGACCGATACGGATGGAAGATGAATTCGGAGCAAGGGACGAAGAAGCCGCATTGGGCAAGAATCACGGCGATTCCAAGTGCTCGAATGAGACTGGTTTTGCCTACAGCATTCGTACCGTAGAGGAGGATGCCTCCAGCGCCGATTTCAATGTCGTTGGCGACGTAGGTTTCGTTTTGTTGAATATGTTCAATAAGGCAATGACGGATTCCGACCGCTTTGACGAAGGATGGTTTATCATCGGCTAAGTCTAGAAAGTTGGGTCGACAGTAGCGGTTCTCTTTGGCAACAAAGGTCTTACATTGGAGTACGTCGATGGCCGCGACATACTCTACGATCTTATCAATATGATCATAACACTTGTTTTCAAGAACCTGTTCTACAAATTCGGCGTAGAGAGACGACGTTTTTCTCTCGATAGCGTGTTCGAGTTGAAGGATTTTCGAAGTGAGTCGTGTCAATTGATCAAACACGATTTCTTCAGCAGCGGTTGAGGCGGTTTTGCATTTCAAATCGGCGAATTCGATCAAAATATTATTGAACATCACAGTCCCGGGTTTGACCGGCGTGAGAGAAGTGCGGAAACAAGGTTTTGACGAGAACTCGTTTTTTTCGAGCAGGTCTTTAAGAACTTTGGCGCGAGGTTTGGTGATTTGGAAGGAAGAGCCGGATTTTTCGGTGGTGTTGATTTTGACGTAGTCGGTGTCGTCATTTGGTCCAGACCGCATCACCAAGTTCAAAAACAAGTGAATGTTGGTCAAAATCGAGTTTGCAGTTTTGTATTCGAGCATCATCGCGTCGAGTTCGTGACTTACACCGCATTGAATAATGTGTTCAGAGACAATCGAGGTTGTAGAGTTAATGTTTTTGCAGGCATCGATAATCAAGAAGTCTCTCACGTGAGTGATGACAGTGGCGCAAGCACATTCAATGTCTCCCGAATTTGGGAAATATTTAAGTAACGGGAGGTTTTCAAGCAAACAAGTATGAATTTGTTGAACATGCGCAACAGAATCATAAAGACGGTACACAGCGGATGGGGAGATTTTCTTTACCAATATTTGACGCATAATCTTTTCAAGGTCAACGACATCAGAGAGTTGTTTACGAAAGAACGCGATGAAATGGTAATTGTCGGGGGACAACATGTGCGAGATCATATCATATTCAGAATTGAGCCATTGTTTATCGAAAACTGGCGACGTTAGCAAGTCTTGGACGCGGCGTTTCCCGATGGTGGTTGATGCGCGATTCACGAAATTCAGCACGGATGAAAATCTCCCGCTGCGTATACTGTCGGCGGATTTATCTTCAATGATATTGAGTTGTTTCAATGTCTGATTTGCCAGGATGGCATTGGTGCTGATGCACGCAAAAACTGGCATGTGTATTTTTTTAACGAGAGCTTTGTTGTGTTCTTGAAGAAAATTCAAGAGATAACAGAGTGATTGCGTGGCAATTTGGTACAAATAAAACTCTTGGCAAGTATCATACGATTCAGAACCGAAAAAGGACTCGACAAGTTCACCAATGTATTGTGGTTTCATGCAGTTCTCGGCTTTTGTGTGTGCGCGAACACAGATTTCGTGAATGCTCTCAATGTCGATGCCTGCATAGGATCTGATGGACTTCAGGAGAGCGGATTCGTTATCGGTTAGTTTCGACAAGTCGTAGAGAATAATAATTTCACAAGGGTTGTAGACAGAGACGGCACGCTCCAATTCGTCAAATGTGGTGGGGTTGTTTTCGAAAGTAGTTTTATGCTCAAAAATACAGGAGTTGCCTGTGAAAATATTAACGACAGAGACACCGTAAATAATTTGGGGACGGGTTTTGTTCAAAATCGAGTTGAAAGAGGTGATCCAAACCGACATGATGTTGTTCGACAAGCGAGGTTGATCGACTTCGTATGGAATAAAGGTGCCTGCAGAGTGGATCGAGTGGACGACGTGTTTCTTCTTATCGCCCTTGATGCTGTTGTCTTCGTCTTGGACAATCACAACACTTGTGTAACCAGAGTCACTCAGCTTTTGCAAATACCTCTCTAAAGTGTATTCGGGGAAACCGGCCATCAAGACCGCGTTGCCGTCGACGGAGACTTTTTTCTTCTCGGTGACGTTCATTTGGCAGATGCGCGTTACGTCGTCGATGGCGCTTCCGAAGATCTCGCCAGTTGAGGGTGATTTTAGACCATAGACCTCGAAAAAGGAGCCTACCATCATCAAAACAACAGTTCTATTCCCATATTGTTTTTGGTATTGTTTCGTGTACTCAAGATATTTTTCGTAGATGGTCTGAGAGACATCATTGTTTTCGATGAGAGAAGAGAGACGTTTCATTTTATTTATGAAAGGGGCGTGGGATAAGAAAGAATAAATCGCTGATTCGAAACTATCATAAATTAAAAAAAAATGGGACAAAGTTGTAGTTTTAAAAGTGCAGAACAAATCGATCAATGTGATTTCGAAAAAACTCCAGCGTTCACACTTGAAAACAACGTGTATAATGCGAAAGTACTCGATATTTATGATGGAGACACAGTGACATGTGCAATCTACATATTCGATAATTATTATAAATTCAACGTGAGATTAGCTGGAATCGACACATGCGAACTGAAGTCGAAAAACAGAGAGCAAGGGCTGCGTGCACGAATGCGATTGTACGAATTGATTGCGAAAAATGATAGTGCCGGGATTGATATCAACATAGCGCGCAAAAATTTGCGGCAAAAAATGAAAGAAAGTAAATGCCTCGTAATATTAAGATGTGGATCGTTCGACAAATATGGCCGACTCTTGGGCTGGTTGTATCATGTAGAAGATCACGAAATGGCAAAATCATTCAATGATATTTTGGTGAATGAGAAGCTGGCATACGTATACTTTGGAGAAAAAAAGTTGTCAGATGATGAACAAATTATTGTAATTAAAAAAGAGTTTTGAAATATATATACCGGCTGCACCCCTTCGGGGTGCTATGTTTTAATTCAATACATATACAATTCCATTGGAGTAAACAAATTAAATTTTTTTACACCTTTTCTCATTTAAAACGCCGATTTATTTTAAATAATATCCTTTAATATGCTTTGAAGCATAACAAGATGTTGCGTAATGTCCTTCTCTTCCACATCTAAAACAACAATCATTCGATTCAGTGTTGTCTTCGTCAGTTTCTTCAACATCATCATCATCATCATCGTAGTCATCTTCAAATTCGTCTTCACATTGTTGTTCGTGGGTTTCACATTTTTTTTCATTGTCAAATTCTTTATTACATTTTTCACAACACCAAACTTCTTCGTATTCATCTTGTTCTTTACAATCTTTGGCGAAATGTCCTGCTTTGCTACATATAAAACATTTATCATTTGTTCCATTACTCATTTGTGTCAAATGTTGGATAGTGGTTTTATCTAATTCAATTGAAACAAATGAACCACCACGTACATTTTCAATGCCATATTTATCCATATATATTCTTGTATATTTGTCTTCATCATAAGTATCGCAGTTTGGTATAAGTTCTAATAATTTAATTGGTTTATATTTCATAGTCCAAGCAGAACCATTTGAATTAAAATGATTATCTAATCTAAAAGATGGATTAGTTGTTTTACCTATATAATATTTGCCTTGGTGTAATTTGAGAGTGTATATGAAAACCATTTTTGTAATTGTATTAATATATTTTTAAATCAATTTTATATGTTAAAAAATGGGCGTTTGAAATGAGAAAAGGTGTAATAATTTTATACAAAAAAAAAAGAATAATATATGCCCCTCCGTCGCATATATATTGTCACAATCTTCATTGCGCCCATTTCCAAATGGAAATTACTAAGTAAAGTAATAAACCCATTTTGTTGATTTAATTCAATGTAATTAAAGATCAAAGTCCCATTACTTTTATATCGTAATTAAAGAGTGTGGATCCCATTACTATACGGTAAAGTGTTGCACATAAGCACACAATACGCCCATGAGAATACGCCCCAACCATCGCGTATAGACACGTCATGTCCATTTCCAAAATACTAAGATTTTTTTTCAAAACCTTGCATTTTTTGACACGCCCATGTGGCAGTGGTTCGAACCCTCGTCCAACTTGGTTCTATCATCTATGAATTGAGGTTGTTGACCTCTCCATGTAAACATAGTTTGGTAGACCCACTACACACACTGCCTTAGTGAAATTTTAATGTTTATAAAACAATGCGCCTAACAAATGCAAAAAAAAGAAACATTGGCGAATGTCAATAATTGGATTTTCGAATATGTAACCCAACAAAAAAAATATATCACCGGGTTGTTTCGATCAACCGTCATATGAGCCCGACGCGCTCCAGAGCTCATCAAGTATGTGTCCTCTGCGCCACGATGATGACACTTCTGGAAAAAATTTATTGTTTCAAATAACACATGTTACATAAACAATAATACATTTTCAGCAAAAAAAACACATCACTGGGTAAGTTTCGATCTTACCTTCATCGGGTTCGCAATCGACCCTATGCGCTCCATGCGCTTCAGTGACGACACTTCCATAAAATTTACACCATTGAAGAATTAAAATGGGACATTTTAATTCTCCAAGGGAGCGGTAAGGGCGAAGCCTGACGGCTTATCGGTAACGATTTGAAATGACACCCCGACGGGGTGTCCCATTTTAAATCTTCACCGGTATAAATGTTTATAAATAATTGCGTAATATTATCACATTGCAAGAAAAGGTATTCGAGCGAAAAAATATAATTACTCTATAAAAGAAAAAACAGCTTTGATTGGAGCATGGTCACTTAGAATTTTTCTTTTAAAATAATCGGAATATGTAGTCACTGGTATACTCATATCAATTACACCTTTTACTACACTCGCGCGAGTACACAATAATTTTTTATTACTGTAATAAATCATATCCACAGTTCCGCCAAAAATGGTTGTCTCAGGGAACTCATCATTAAAGACCGATTTATATAAAGCTTGTTCAAAAACATAGTGTAAACCATACATCCAGATGTGCCATTTGTCAACAAGTGATATTTCCATTAAGGGAAGACCATTCATTATATGGTTGCGTATTGACTCGTAAATCATACTCATATCTTTAGTTCTTGTCATTGGATTGGTTGCTAAATAATCACGAACCTTTCCAGATTGATACGGCAAATCTAAAAAATAATTGTCTACTGGCGGAGGAACTATTTTTGTATTATAATCGCCGCAAATAATATCCGGAAATTCCTTCAACAGTTCATATATTTGCCGGATTTTGATTATAAAATTATTGTCAGTTAAACTTGCAATGTCATCAAACCTGCCACCGGTCAAATGAATTGATGCAACCTTTACCGATTTACTTGGTGATACATGAATTTCATTGATACTCCAGCACCTTGGATGTATTTTACCGTCAGTATCAATAGTTAACTTAAAATCCCTCACAACATCATTTTTCAGTTGTGGTGCAATGGATAAAAGAGAGCTGGTAACATTATATTTTGTATAAATTGTATTTGATAACTTACTTCCAGAATAGAATAACCCTTGAGTGTCATCCCAACGATAAGGATGCGATTTACAAGAAGATACTAAGTTTAGCAATTTGCCTTTCGCCGGTTGTATTTGACTAATAAAATTTTCTTGAGAGCTGTTATAAATTTCATAAGATTCTGGATCGTTGTTGCGTCCTACTCCCATAAGTGCATCTTCTTGAATACATAAAATATCTACACCATTAAATATTTTTTTTAAATTTTCCCATTTTTCGCGTTGTGTTGTAGGAAATGCGAGCGAGCTATCAGACGACCCTTTTGGCGACCCTTTTGGTGACCCTTTTGGTGACCCTTTTGGCGACCCTTTTGGCGACCCTTTTGGCGACGATAAATACGCTTTAAATTCCTCTCGTAAATCGTGGGTTTTATCTTCTAAATAATCTACTTTTCCATCATCTAAAATAGGATGTCCACTCGAATTCAACTTTTTATTGCTTGCATTATATATTGGTTTAATCAAATTCAACCAAGATTCCACGTTGAATGACATTACACTAAATTTTAATGGCTTTTTCTTTTTAGTATTATTATATTTAGGTCCACCTCCTCGCCGAGTTCTCATTATATATGATATATAATAAGATAAAAAAAACAGGATTACTTCACATTTGAAGTGCGTAACCTGGGTTCTTTCCGACAAGTAAAAAAATCCTTTTACCAAATGCACCGCGTTTCATAATTTTAAAAAAATACCTATGAAATATCATAAAAAAAATGTCGCAACCACCGAAATTCTCAAAGAACGTTAAGTTTTCAAGAAACAAAAACGTTGCATATTCAGAAGGAGATATTTTAAGAAATGACGCAAAACTAAACAGCCTGTTGGAGGAAAGAAAAAAGGAGAGAACACAAAATTTGAAGATAGCTGGTAAAATAGTTGATGATGAGATGGACAAGGTGTTAACGGAAAGCAGAATCGAAAGCAATGAGAAAATTAGATTTGAGCGAAAATATTACACCAAAATGAATCTGGTCGTTAACAATTTACCTTCCGAGTACGATGTCGACAAGTTGTGCAAAACGTTTGAACAGTTGGGCTCGATCATTTTTGTCTCCAAAATTCCAAACACTGACGGCAAGACATACGATGCGAAAATTGTGCCAAATGAGTGGACTTTACCCATTTCCGCAATTCAACAGGAAATATTTGACCAAGGCTATTCGGAATATGTATTGAGGACTGGAGAGATATGCCAAATCACGAGAGACCGCGAGCAATCGTTAGATGATTATGGCGACGCATACGAATATCAAGACGAGGAAGACAGCGACGAATAAATACATTGTAATAATTTATAGATCCAATATGACGTGTGGATGAAATTTAGGACTTAAATTACACCCTACAAAAAATGAAACAATTTTCGTATCACCTGAAAGAAAAAAAGGGAGATGTCTCATTTTTCTTTTTTTCTTTCAAGTGTAATTAAAAAAAATAAATTTTTTTATATATATAATTTATATAAGTATGCAGTATATAAGATCTTATTTTACGCCATTGAATGAACCACCACCTGTGTATGTGGGATACTTGGATCGCATTCCAATAAATACCTTACTTCAAGAAGCGAAAGTAAGATTACCAAACTTCATTGATATTGAAACTACAATGAATGATTTGAATATGGATTATGATAATGATAATGTCTTTATCCAGACAAATAATTTAGAAATACAACTCCAGAAACGAAGATGTTTAGGTGCTATAATTGATGATACGATCGTCGTATCAAAGTTTCATACTGTCAATTCGTACACTTTAATTAAACCTAGAAATGCTATTCAACAATTTAATAATATCAAAGATCTAATGGCTGCCATAAGGGCAGAAACCATAACGAATGCCATATGCGTGTATGATAAAGAAGGTGCATACAAAAGTAAGGCAGTATTGCTATTGCGTGAAAGTTTAAAAACACAAGCTCGATTTAACGAAATCACGACCGATGATGCAACAATTTTGAAAAATAAATTTACGACATTGAATGATTTGCTTAATGACATTTTGACAAAAAATGGAGCTACCATATTATCATTGTTTAATAATAATATACGAGTGCGCAATGCATTTAACCAGGCTGAATCAACTGCAAAATTAAATACAATTATACAGACTCAAAATATTACGACGATTGATGACTTTATCTACTGGGTTAATGACACTAACGAGACTACTTTTCTAAGAAAAGAACAACAACACAAACAACAACAAGAACAAGAACAAGAACAAGAAAGACAAGACAAACTATTACAAGCCCAACAAGCCCAAACCCGACATAACGCCGCAATACAAGCATCTAAAGATGCGTACGATCGGTTAAACCCAACTGAGACTAGAGACCGAGAATTAATTACAAATACCGTACTAGAGGACAACGTAAAATATGGACATGATGTCTTGAACAAAAAAACAAATTTTGATCAAAATGATTTAATAGGCAAGTTTGTGATTCTTTATATAAAAAAAACAACTGGTGACGACCAAATCGCTCAAGGTGTAATTAAAGATGTTCAATTAAAACACGATCTTACACTCGAAGAGTTAACAATAAAGGGCAAAAAATACAGATTTTTGAAAGAACGCGTTGAGCATCCGAATAAAATAATGTTTGATAGTTTAATGTTCATACCAGACGTAGCAACGTGTTTTGGATGGTCGTGCTATGGCGGCAAAAAAAAATCTAAAAGAAGAATATCAAGGAAGTATAAGAAGAAGACAACCCGACGTGTTGTATTTTCACGCAATAAAAAAAGGGTCCGTAATTTATAGAAATAATAAAAAGACTCGTACCAGAGTGCAGAGTACTCAGCGAATGATATTGAATTGCAAAAAAACAATTGATTTCATAAAATTGTCATAAAACAATTGATTTCATAAAATTGTCATAAAACTAACACACATATTTTACACAATGTACGAATCCGATGAAAATGTAACGTTCAAACACCGTAATTATACTGACCTCTATAAATATTCGCCACTTTATCACGCAATTTGTAAAAACAATATAGAAGAAGCCGAACGCCTTATAGCAAAAGGATGCAACAAAATATTTCAACATAATTATGGGTATGTAGAGTTGGCTGCTAAATTTTGTCACAAACCCCTTGTGTACTTACTTGTTAGCAGCGGATTCGACATAACCATTCCAGAAAACATGATGAATTTCTTAACATTACGAGGGTCCTCGCAGCTACGCTGTTTCAACACGATAACCCTGTTTTTAAAGAGGTGGCCAATCTTCGCTCAAGTGTTGATATTCAATGAACTGGAAATATTGGGCAACGTGGATATAACCACATATTACGATATATGGGATTATATGTATTGAGGAAAGACAAATCCGTCTATCGCCAAAGTTTCGCACAAATTTTTTTGGTTAAAAGCGCGTTGGTTTATCTTAAAATCAATCATAGGTTTTGGTTTAAACATCTTAAGAATTAAATTTAATCTCTCAAAATTCTGAATGTATTTTGTATTTTTAAACAACCACTCATAAAAAGAGATAACATTATCATCTTCATGTAAAACAATTTCTTTCTTGTATTTTTTAAACCACAAAATCGATTCGACTAAATCGGAAGATTCGTCTTTGTTATAATCAGTACCTGATAACACGACAATTTGACGAAACTCTTGGATGGACATTTGAAGTTCAATCAAAATTTCAACTAAATTGTAAAAAAGAACAGTATGTTTGACGAGACTAAAATGCCGAAAGACGCGGACACAACCATACGCAAACATATCCATGTCATCGCTGAGACAGGCATACGCTTGATTGGTGTGCATTAAATGGGCACACAGTTCGTCCGCCTCTCTTGGTGCAATTACCCAAGCAACTCCGAGATCATCCAACAACGATTTCACAATACTGTAGTCAGCATCCTTGATATGAATAAATTGCTTCTTCAGTTTTTCCATTTCTTCAGTTTCATGTTCGTGTAATTGTTTAAGTAAATTATATTTATCTCGCGCAGCCTGTTTATTTTCACGACGTTCAATCAAAACATCCTTCTTCTCAGGAGGAGCAACGCCGTCAAATACAAAGATCGGTGTGATATTATAGTGTAAGAAAATCGAAACCATCAAATACATGTGCTCGATCAATTTGTTTTCCCCGATAAACCGATATAAATAAATGCTCGCATCGACCACAACGACTTTCCCGCTAAACTCGCTCAAATGGGCTTTTGCGATCGAATCTTTTTTGCAATTGGTTGTTAGAAAATGATTCAAGTTTTTTATACCCATGTTTTTTATTTTAATAAATTCGATATGTGTATTGGTCATCATATGTTTAAGCACTTTCAGAAAACAATAACATTCGGAATACGCGAAAATATATCTTCGACCAGTTGAGGAATGGCGACTCCATTATTTTGGTCATGAATACGCAACCAAGGGATGCACAAGAAATGTGTGTAATTCTCGGAATTAGAGTAACGAATATTCAGATAATATTTGTTGTACATCTCATAACTACAAAAACACATCCGACAACTGCTTGTAAAAACTACGATATCATTCGATTTGTCATATTCAATTGTAAATGAAACCGCTGCCAAGGATGGATCGATCCAACAAGAACCCTCTATAGCATACAAAAAAGGCGCGATCTGTTTTATAGAAGAGATCGAATAAGAAACATCCATTTTCATTGTGAACAATAATTCATTGTCGAGTGCTTTAATAAATCCACGACTCTTCATTGTATAATTTATGATGTTATAACTTCATCTCTATCGCGGTCATTCGCAAAGTATTTTTTAGAAAAATATTCTTAACCGGTTTATCAAATATTGATTGAACTTTGTCTACAACTTTTATGTATTTGGGATGATTGTGTGTTGGTATGATCAATTCGCGAATAAATTTCTCTACATACTGTTGATTAAATTTAATACCCCCATTGCAATTCGTGTCCAACCATTCAAAAAATTCGTTACAATTGTACAACAACAATGATTTCAAAATAAAATAACAAAAAACTTCGGTAGTCTCTTTGTAATTATTTTGACGAAGTTGCGAAGCCTGAGCGGTTTTTTCAAACAGCTCTATATAGTTCAAGTCGAAATAGTCCAAAATTTTAGCGGTCTGGAACAATGAGAACTTGCGTTCAATCTGAAGGTGTCTCTCAATAAAAGACATTCCATCTTTGGACAAAAGAATGTTAAACACTTCCGCCATCAGTTCGCAATAAGTCTCGGCCAAGAGACAATTTGAATTTTGCAGTGGAAAAATCGATTTTAAAAGTTGTTGATTGTTGCTCGAAAAGTTAAAATCGAGACCAAGGTTGTGAAACGACTCGTGTATAAACACTTTGAACCACTCTTCCCTCCTAAAAATAATAATTTCTGTAGACTCGTTGCAGCCTGTTGTGAACGCTGTATTTACATGTTCTTGACAAATAGGCTGATTATATAGGGTAGGTAGTGTTTTTTTTAAATCTGTTAAATACAGATACACATGTACAGTCCTTGAACAAGTTGCCTCTGAAAACTGCGTTGCAACGTGTAACCACATATTAATTTTAGCAACAAAGCCAACAATATTTAGGGATGATCTATGTGGTAAAACAAAATGTAAATGGTAAGTACGAATGCCAACAATCAATTGAACTTCAGTTATTTTTTTATTTAAATTGATTATATGCTGTTTAATTGTGTCAATTTCAAATTCATCAAACAAACGTCCTTTTGGGAAAGGAGTGTTTGGTAAAGACAGTTTTTTTGCAATAATTTTATAATTGGGTGGAGGAGCCTCTTTTGCAATATCGAAAATTCTTTTAAAAAATGATTTAGTTCTCTCTGTTAAATGAAATGCCGGCAAAATGTTTAGCTCTTTTTCCACAAACTCTTGAAGTATCAGTGAAGGCTCGGTAAACATTTATTATATACAAATATCAGATGTTTTTTCAAGTCGGACAACCCGTCCAAGTCTAAGCAAAATGCAATCGCGGATATCTAATAAGTCGTCGATCAACTCATGTAAACATAGTGCCTCTTGATTTTTTTCAATGAATTCGTCATATTTTGACTCGAGCTTTAATAACAACGATTTGTCAGTAAGCCTATTTATACTATCGGGGTCAATAATCGGTGGAGGATTGGGAAATAAAATCTTGAGAATGATACGAAGCTCTATTGTTTGTTGGTTTTCGCATAACTTTCCTAAACACTGACGTATCAACTTGTTTTGACAGCGAATACTTTTTGTCAAGTGCTGAATTGCATTAACTATTTGGCGAGAGTTCATTTTTATTGTAGTTCATTTTTTTTATGAGAATATATACTATACCAAATGATATCACCATATGTATACATTTTAATTTTAGTAGTAATAATAGTAATGACAATAATGCAGTTTGTCTCTTGTGATCAAGAGAGTATGGTAACACTCGGCACTGACTTGTCGGCGACGATTGATATCCCTGGAGCGACATATGGAGAGGGGGGAAATCGAGGAGTTGGTATCGATCCGCCCGCTGGATATACAAAGGTAAATCTCGGAACACCAACTGTGCCAATATTTAAAATGAAACCAATTATCCCAGATGGGTTCAAAATATCCGACAACAACAACAAGATATTGGTTCCTCTTAAAGAAACCACTCAACAAATGCTGACATATTATCAAAATTCGACGGACAAACTGCTTAGTCAACCACCTTATTTAGATATTCCGGGCGTTTATTACAACAGTGGAGAGAATAACATTGGTGAAGAAACCGCTCTACCAACAACTGACGAAGACACAAATGGTGAACAAAAGGTGTACTACAGAATCAAATTGACCAGCGGTACAAATACCAAATATGTAATGAAACAGTTGCCCTACCCTATACCAAAAGGTTATGAGCTCAACAAAACAGCCAACACGGACAAAACATCAGATTTTCTTGTTTTCAATCCGACTCTCTACGCTCTCAGCACATTTGATTCAACCTTCGACGCGAAAGATATAGATAGAAAATACCACGAAGATGACATGTCTGATGCGTCCGACAATAATTTGGGCGTCTATTACCAGTTCGATCAAAATGGAAATATGGTGAAAATCGAAAACACAGAAGCACAGTTTTCTCCAGTATTGTACTACATACCAGGTGCGTACAAGTTCGGCTCTTCGAATTATGTCCCCAACTACGAAGACAGCGTTTACTTGAGCAGAACAACGAGACAATCGCAAGTTGCACCGGTTTACAATACTGCAAGTGCATTGGGCGGTTTTTGTACACAAGATAAAGACGACACTGCCATGATCGAAGAGAAATGTGGGGCGCTTGATTTGAACACATGTGCCTCTACAAGTTGCTGCACTCTCCTCGGTGGACAAAAGTGTGTGGCCGGCAACGAGAACGGACCGCGAAACATTGCCAACTACAGTGACTACAATTTGAAGAACAAAGACTTCTATTATTACCAAGGTAAATGTTACGGCAATTGTCAAAAATAAAATACGCAAGAGAGAGAGAGAAGATGTTTGCAAAGCGGTCATTACATATTTACACAAACGGTTCTTGCTTAAATAATGGCAAATTATTTGCGAGAGGAGGCATCGGGTTGTATTTTCCAAACAATGAGTATCAAAATCTCAGCATAGCATACCCTCTAAAAAAATTGATAATACCGCCGACAAATCAACGATGTGAATTGTTGGCCGTAAATTATTCGCTCCTTATCCACTGGTTATATTTTCGAGATACACTGTGCGTGATTCATACCGACTCGGAGTACACTATCAAATCGTTGACAAGCTATTGCAACACTTGGTTACAAAATGGCTGGAAAAAACGGAACAATGAAGATGTGAAAAACAAAGATCTCTTACAGCCGATGCATGTGTTGTTTGCCAAAAACAAAAACGTTGACTTTCATATTGTAAAAGATAGTGGGAACATACTGGATCGCCATTCAATCAATCACCGAATAGCACATGCATTTGCTCGAAAAGGCTTAGGATGTAACTCATAAAATAATTATTATATAAAACTACTTTATAAAAAAAAAATGATTATACCAGTGAAATGCGTCACGTGTGGCAAAGTGCTTGCAAACAAATATCGCTATTATTTAGAACAAGTAAGACAAAAGAAACATGCAAAAATGGGCACCGAAGACAACGCCGTAATTTCGAAAACAGTTTATTTAACCAAAGAAAACACCAAAAAAACCGCCGAAGGAGAGGTCCTGGATGATTTAGGACTAACCGATCCTTGCTGCAGGCGACACATTTTGACACATGTTGACATTGAATAAAATCTTGCGTATTTATATAAAAAATGCATAAGACAAAGCGTCAAAAGAGAACACACAAGAGAAGACAACGTAAGAGTCAGAGAGGAGGAGGGTCAGATTTCAATGTTCCTATCCGCAGTTTTTATCCACAAAATCAGTATTTGGTGGATCCCCAGCGGATGGCGGTTGTTGGAGGAGGAGGAGATAAAAAGAGAAAAAATCATTCGCGCAAATATTTAAGGAAAGGCGGTAGCAGTTGGGGGTTTTTGGGTAATTTTGGTACAACGTCAGGTGCGTTGAGTAATGCAACCACTTTAACTGGAGTTTCGGCAGGTCCTGCAAATATTATGCAACGCATTCTTGTATAAGAAAAATAAAAATATAGTTAATAAATATATAAAAAAATGTCGTTGAATTTCAGAAAATGGTGTACACCCGCTTATTTTTATTTTGTAATTTCAATGATTGCGATGTTTATCATGATTTTTCAAAATTTTGGAAGTACAAATATATATTGTTTAGGTGATTATTCTTGCAATGTTACAAATAAATACATGATATTTATAATCAAGTTCTTGTACATCCTGTTTTGGACATGGGTCCTGAACTTGTTGTGCGAAAACGGTTTCGAGATAGGTTCGTGGTTTTTGGTATTGTTGCCATTTATCTTGATGTTTATTATGATTATTTATACACTCTTCTTATAAAAGGGCGGAAAAACGTTTTTATTATATATACATATTTATATATAGATAGATGTCATTTGATGAACCCAGTAAAACTAAAAAACCAGACCCTCGACATTTTCTAAAAACAGGTGATGGTATTAGAAAGGGAAATTATTACAATAGATATGCTAAGTATCGAGAAAATGAGGAACCATTATATGGAGTTGATCCAAATTTAAAAGATGTTGACCCAGAGTATGGAGAACTTTACACAAATAATATTGAAGGAAGTATCAAGTACTTTGATCCAAGATCTACGAGAGGTGGACGAAGAAGAAAAATGAAACAAACAAAGCGAAGAAGACGAAAGCAAACAAAGCGAACACGTTAAAAAAAAAATAAAATAATTTTTTTGTCTTATTTTTTTTTCTCTCTTTTCTCTAATATAATGAAGTCCCAACGAATCAAAAACACTTCAAACAAAACCACCAGGAAACAACGACATCAAGGGCTACAAGGCTGGCAAACAATTACACTCAAAGGAAACCATTACGAGATTGGCTACAAGCACGGTCTCATATTGCGCAAAGAAATTCAGCGCGTTAAACCCGTCATGGCATTTTTGGTGAAAAAGTACTACAAGACGCCGCTCGACAAATATATAGAGAGGTGTAAGCAAATTATGGATAAATATTCGGATCAAGAAGAGTGGAAAAACATATTCGACGAATTGCGCGGAATTTCAGAGGGGTCTGGACAACATTTAGACTTGGTAGTTGCATGGAACATGTTTCTCTCAATGAATGAAATTTACGAAGCAAACACAGACGGACAACGATGCAGTGCGTTCATCGCAACCGGTAGCAAAACCAACGACGGTAAAATTATCATGGCGCACAACACCCACTGCGACTACTCTGTCGGATTCATTTCAAATGTCGTCTTGTATGTTTACCCCGAAAATCGTATTCCCTTTGTTATGCAAACCATCGCGGGCCTCGTATCCAGCTCTACTGACTGGTTCATCTCTAGTGCTGGAATCATCGGTTGCGAAACCACGATATCCAACATCAAATATCAACCGGACTTTCAATCTGGAGTTCCCTACTTTTTCAGAATCCGCAAGGCAATGGAGACAGGGAAAACATTGGACGATTACGTTTCAATCATGATGACACAAAATGCTGGTGATTATGCATGCTCATGGCTTTTCGGCGACATCAACAGTGGAGAGATTCTGCGTCTCGAGCTGGCCAAAAAAACACACGGAATCGAACGGACACGAGACGGTGTATTCTATGGAATGAACAGTGTGTTTACTCCGTCGATTATACACGAAGAGATCACCGACAACAGCGATTTATTAAATCCCTATACCAGTTCTGGCTGCAGAAATTTACGTCTCGAGAAATTATTAGATAAAGATAAACTCGATTTACGGTCGGCAAAAGAAATATTGGCAGACCACCACGACTGTGCCACAAACACCGTAAGAAAGGGAATTCGTGGAATATGTAAGCACAAAGAGTGCGAAAAGGGCAAAGACTTCAACATTTCAGGCGCAGTTGACGGAAAGGTTGTCGATTCTACACTCGCAAGCCAAATGAAATTTATCGGTCGAATGGGATCCAGTTGTGGTCGCGTGTTTAACAAGGCCAAGTATCCAGACGGGGCATGGAAAAAGGTGACTCCAAATATGCCGAAATATAATTGGGTTACTCTTCGCGAGAAGAGATCATAAATTAAAACAAAATATATAATATATTAAAAAAAATGAATCCTAAAGTAACAACCGTCGAAGAAGAAGCAAATATTTTAAAATTCACACTGGCAGGCGTCAATGTTAGTTTAGCCAACGCATTGCGTCGCGCAATAATCAACGACATTCAGACTGTCGTTTTTCGGACAGAGACATTCGATGACAACAAATGCGTCATCACGTCAAACACGGGTCGTCTACATAATGAAATTTTAAAACAACGTCTCGGCTGCATTCCAATTCACAGCACGGATTTAGACGAACTCACGGACAAATATATTTTGGAAATCAACGAAACCAACGACAATGACCATATTATGATCATCACAACCGAGCATTTCAAGATTAAAGAGAAAGAGAGTGGAGCTTATATTTCAGACATCGATCGAAAGCGGATTTTTCCACCCGATATGAAAACCGGACACTACATTGATTTTGCGCGCATTCGACCAAGAATCGGCGACGTTCCTGGTGAGCAATTGAAACTTACTTGTGAGTTCTCGGTTGCAAACGCAGGTGTCAACAGCATGTTCAATGTCGTCTCTAAATGTGCGTATGGATACACCCCTGACATGAGAAAAATAAAAGAAGCATGGGAACATGTCGAGAACAAGATGAAGGCCAACAGTGCCACTACCGAAGAAATTCATTATAGAAGGAAGGATTTTTATTTTTTGGATGCACAACGACATTTCACTAAAGACAGTTTTGATTTCGTGGTCGAATCAGTCGGCGTCTTCTCAAACACCGATATTGTCAAAAAAGCCTGCGTGGTTTTGCAAAAGAAATTAGACACGTTTTTTAGCAACCTCGATGAGCACACCGTGCCGATTGAGCCGAGCCCAACGACAATGAACCACAGTTTTGACGTGGTATTGGAAAACGAAGATTATACTTTAGGAAAGGCTTTAGAGTACTATTTGTACGAGAAGTACTACGTCCAAGAGAAGAAATTGAATTTCTGCGCGTTCAAAAAGCTACATCCGCACGACTCTAGCAGTCGTTTACGGCTTGCATACATGACGAATGTGTCCGAAACAAATATCCAAAATGATTTGAAAAACGCGTGCAGAGACTTGAAGGATGTGTACGTCGCCATTTACAAAATGTTTTAAGGCGGTAAGCCGACTGCTTTAAAGGCGGTAAGCATCTAAAGGATGCTGAATAGCCGACTGCTTTAAAGGTTGTAAACCATCATTTCATGTGAAATTTAACGTATGGGATCATAATCATGTTTTTTTCTTAATTTATACAATCATGTTTTTTTATTAATTTATCAAAAAAATAGAGTATGGGATTATAAGGCGTAGGCCCGAAAAGCCGTCGGCTTCGCCTTAGGGCTGAATACGACGAGTTCCCTTAGTTTCCTTAGTTTAGAAAAAATTATTTACATCGTATATATATAAATGTCAAGCACAATTAGTACTTCAAACCTTGGAGGCCCTTTTCGAGGTTTCTCAAGCAAACAGACAATAACAAACTACAAAACCTCTGAGCTCACCGGTATGCGAAGAGTATTAAGAATGGGCTGGAACACTGCCTATGCCACCGGAACCGTCAATGGCAATGCGCGTATAATCACCCCGTTCCGTGCCGTAAATAACAGCGGAGACTTCCTTAGTCGAAAGAACTACTCATCTGGAGGCCCCAACCCAACAAACGCATCTCGTCCTGGTTATGCCCGCCTGATCGGCAGCATGTTTTCTAACCCCGACAACTCTGGTGTTCCTGCTTCATCTTGCAATGTCAAATTTGTAGCCGACAGCTCTGAATACACCAAGTTCCGTAAACAGAGGGCAAATAACACAAATTATAACGATGCGTCTCAAGGTGGTTACAACAACTCTGCGTATACTGCTCTCATGAGAGTTCGCTAAGGGAACTAAGGGAACCAAGGTTCCCTTATGATCCCTCCTTTTAATTTTTTAGAGGTTCGTGCTTTCTTTTTTAGAGGTTCGTGCTTTCTTTTTTAGAGGTTCGTGCTATCTTTTTTAGAGGTTCGTGCTATCTTTTTTAGAGGTTCGTGCTTTCTTTTTTAGAGGTTCGTGCTTTCTTTTTTAGAGGTTCGTGCTTTCTTTTTTAGAGGTTCGTGCTTTCTTTTTTAGAGGTGTTCGTGCTTTCTTTTTTAGAGGTTCGTGCTTTCTTTTTTAGAGGTTCGTGCTTTCTTTTTTAGAGGTGTTCGTGCTTTCTTTATATTTGTTCTTTTTTTTTCATTAGAGAAGGATAAGAATAAAAAAGGTTGAATACCTTCGGGCTTCCAGGGCCATAGTGGTGAGGCACCAGTCTTGTAAACTGGAGATAACGAGTTCGATTCTCGTTGGGAGCTTTTTTTTTTATACATTTAACATATATAGCAAAATGTATAATTATATCGTCGAATTTTTAGGAACTGTATTTTTCGTTTATGTCATCCTCGCCACCGGCAATCCTTTAGCCATCGGTGCCGCATTGGCCTTGATTATGTTATTAGCAAGAAACACTTCAGGTGGTCACGTAAACCCCGCTGTAAGTTTAGCAATGGCTGCTTCAGGTGCTTTACCTTCAACCGAGTTGTTCCCTTACATTATCGCCCAATTCATGGGCGCTTTGGTTGCCCACCAGGTTTACCTTCGATTCCAACTATAAAAGCCGTGTAATATTATCTTTGGATACAACAAAGACAATATTTTTTTTTTCCATGAAATATTCCAACTTTACTCTCGTTCAAAAAAATGCCAAAAAATATTTGGGCAAAACAGCCAAAGTCTCTGTCTCTGATCGGCCTCCGAAAAAGTTTAAGATCTTCGATCCACGCAACAAAAAATGGGTTCACTTCGGTCAACTCGGGTACGAAGATTACACCAAACATAGAGACATGAAGAGACGGCAAAATTATTTGAATAGAAGTCGCAAAATCAAGGGCAACTGGAAACAAAATGCTTACTCGCCCAACAATCTAAGCATTCACGTTTTGTGGTAGTTTTTTAACTACTTTTGCAACGCCTTGAACAATAAATATAAACCCAAGATAGACGCTGAGTAAATAAACGCGTGTTGTCCTGCATTCATTTTCTCGATTTCAAAGGTTGCAAACCCTTCTTTAGGACCCAGTTGAGTGTCGTCAAACTTTTGTATGTCAATGACAGATACATGACGCGTCTTAGGTTTCAACTTCTTCCCATACACATCAACTGGCTCAATCGTAATTTTGATACATTTGTCGGCCAACGTTTCTGCGTAATTCGCCTGTTTCTTAAAAATAGTGCTCTGGTTAAAATCAGCAACTGCCGACGCGAATATACTGTTGTCGATAGTTCCGTCATCGTTCTTTACACCCACGCGAGAGTCGATTATGGAATACCGGTTTACTAATTGACCGGTTGTCATGTCCGCACACTTCACGCCCGTATTGAAAAAATATTGTTTTCCTATCGGCGCAGGAGATACCAATTTTTTCGAAGACTTGCCGTCCAATGCACTCGCATACTCAGTAATATCTTCGCTAATTGATGCAAAGTTGTCTCCTGTGTAAGGAGGAAGAATATTGTCAGAATAATCGGCTGATGCTACGGGCTTCAAGTTAAAAATCGGTTTGGGTTTTGCTTTTTTCTTGGCCTTTTTGGACGGTGCTATAGTTTTTGCAGCTTTTTTAAATTTAGCACCTTCAATAATTGCATCACCTCCAATAAAAATTACAGATATTAAAATTAAAATTAAAACTGCTATCCGATGCATATATATTTATTCCTTACTTTTATTCTCCAAAATCTTGTCAATGATTTTTTGATGACCGTCAACTACCGATTTCGTTCGTGTCAAATAAGTTGTCTCCATATGGGATTCGGGTGATTCCAAGTTTAACGAATTTATATCAGATGCCAACAATTGAACCGCCTTGTTTCCAATATACTTGTCATATGTATCTTTCAAATCTAACTCGTTTTTGTAAACACCATTGTTAATCAATAACTTCAAGTTGGCTAAAATTAATTGACTCTCTGATACAGTTTTATCAATTTTAATCGGAATCATATTTTCACTCAACTTTAATGTTCGTATAATGTCCATTTGTTTGTTTACACTCTCAAACAAGTCTGTCATCATAGTTGATTTGTCTGTTTCGGATGTATCATCTTGTGCAACCTTTGGATCAGCAACCTTTGTCTCCGTGGTTGACTCCGTGGTTGACTCCGTGGTTGACTCCGTGGTTGGCTCCGTGGTTGGCTCCGTGGTTGGCTCCGCAGGAGTTTCAAATCCTTCTAAATTTAAATTCCAGTGAAAACGTTTGAACAAATTAGTCACAATCATAAATAACAAAAATGCAGTAATCACACCCGACAAAATCATATTAAAGTGTACGTTAACAAATGAAATCATTTTATATATTTAACAGTCAAATATTTTTTTCGGTTATACATTTTTTTCAAAAAATAAATATAAAACAAAAATTATAGTCTTTAGTAAAAATGCCATTCCTCATTTCAATCGAAGGTAATATCGGCGCCGGCAAATCAACCATCCTCGATAACTTGGAGAAAAGTTTAGAAGAAAAATGCCCACAACTTGTAGGTAAAATATTGTTTCTCAAAGAGCCACTTGACATTTGGGAACAGTTTCGTGACGCCAATGGACACACCATTCTGCAAAAGTTTTACGCCGACCAACACCGATATGCGTTCACATTCCAGGTCATGGCGTGCATCACCCGTCTCTCCCTTCTCAAAAAGACCATCAAGCAAAACCCGCAAGCCGAAATTATTATTCTCGAGAGGTCCTTATGCGCCGACAAAAACATTTTCATGAATATGTTACACGACGACGGAGTCGTTGAAAAAATAGAGTTCAACATTTACGACAAGTGGTACTCGGAGTACATCGATGACTACCGTGTCGACGCCGTCGTATACATGGACTCGAATCCCGATACCTGCAGCGTCCGCATCAACACCCGAAATAGAACGGGCGAAGACAAGATCCCCATCGAATATCTACAAAAATGTAGAGACTACCATACCAAGTGGTTGATCGACACCGCTTGCTCCGAAGTTAGCGAAGTTGCCGATTATGTTACCACCCATCTCATAAAACACGAAGACCGTGAGTACTCAGTTTTGAAAATAGATTCAAACTTGAATACCGAATACAACCCCGATAGTGTAGGAAACAAATGGTTAGACGCCATTTACCAATTTATTCGCGAAAAATCTAATCATTAAACACAAATAATATTATTTAGTCATAATGTATGGTTTGTCATTTTTTTTCGTATATTACACCTTTTCTCATTTCATAACTTGTGAAAACGCCCATTTCAAAAATACTCGTTTAATCCTTTAATATATTTTTACTTGGTGAAATTCCTACTATTTATTTGATATTTTTTTCTTATTTTTTCGCCGAAAATTGGCGTTTTCACAAGTTATGAAATGAGAAAAAGTGTAAAATCGGAAAAATAAGTGGTATTTGTATTGGGTTGTTTTTTTTATATCAATATAAGCTATATTATGTCATCATATCAACAAGCTCACGATGCGAATGCAGTACTGAAGGGTGAACAACCCACCGTCTTGGGCGGCGAGACCTCCAAGTACGAATCTACCGGCGGCGATGGCTACGGATTCGACGGCAAGGAAATTAAAGCGGGGGTCATGGAGTTTAGCAGTCATAAAACCGGTGGTTCCAGAAGACGCAAGCAAAGAAGGTCTTCAAAGAAGAGACGTGGTGTGTCTCACAAGAGACGCAGATCGGAGAGAAAGAGGCGTTAAAAATTATTTTATAAAGTTATTTTATATAAATGAGTATTTTTGGACACTTCTTTAGAAGACCGTATGAAACCCCATTAGACATTGAAAATATAAATGTAGAAGACATTTTGAGAATACCGCCGAATCAAATAAGTACGAGAAAAATTATGGCTGAAGAAGAATTGTTTAAAGCAATTGATCCGATAAAACAAGCCGCTGTGAAATATATTGCCGAACAAAAACAAATGAGAGATGAACATGGAGTACGTTACCCAACTCCTGATGAAATGGTTCGATATTTTAAGGGTAGGCAAGTAAATAAAGAAGAAGCCAGAGATATGGTCAACGAAGCAAGAAATAATAACTTACGCGATTCTCTTGAAGCTGAGAAATTAGTTGCACAACTTCCACCAACACCAACCGGACCAACGCGAGAAGGCGGAAAGAAACGATCTCGCAAACAACGCAAACAGAGACGCAGAAAGACCCGTCGTTCTGTGTAATTTCACAATCAACTAAAAATATGTGTGTTTTAGTTGATCTTTTAGTATGAATCCTAATTAAACTTCACCACAATATTCACAGTTTCTTTCTTAATTGTCTTGCACGCAGAGATCGATAGCTCTTCTCTCTTCTTTCGCGTCTTGTTGTTATCAAACTCGCCGCCCTTCTTCGAAATACTGTTGCGCGCGTTCATGTCCACCTCGATTTCGTCGTAGTTTTTCTCTATATACTCGAGGAGCTGATTTTCGATCGCCCACTTGAAAAAGTTGAGCTGCCCAATTGTGGTTTGTAAACAAGTGTTGTCTTTATAGGGGATCGCGATGCGCTCTCTACGAGAGAATGGATCGAATCTTACCTTGCTATAAGCTTTCAGCTCGAGCTTGTAATTGTGGAACACCTTGAATCTCTCTGTATTCTCTTCACCGTTGATAACTGTGCTGCACTTGTTTTTCGCGGGTATCGAGTAGACTGTGAAATTCTTCTTTGCGTAATTCGTAACGAACCAATCGATGATCCTGAGAGATATCTTTGACTGTCCATTTATCACATTGACTAAACGATCCATGTTGTCGTCCTTTCCGTAAAATGTCAGCAAGTTCGTTAATAATAATTCATTCTGGGTTTGCCCCCCTCTTCGTGCGCTCATAATTGGTATCCATTGTAAAGTCCTTTTTATATTGTTTTTTACACCTTTTCCAAAAAAATCATCGTCTCTCCAATCATAAAATAATTATTTGTAGAAATGGCAAGAATTTATATTTGTATTTTTAGCGAACTTACTGAACTTGAATTACGAAGTTATGAAGGCGTATGTACAATGAGTCATGGAACAAAAGTAAACATTACATCCGGTGATGGAATACTATTGATAAACAAAGATAGACAATATGTATTTGGTGCAACACGTGCTACAAGTTCTGCATACAAACCAACGACAGATTTAGCCCAAAATGTATATAGCAATCATAAATATAACAAGTGGGAAGTAACTATTCGACCTATTGTTTATTTCACAAACCCGATTTTATACGAAGAATTGCGCGAACTGATTGGTGCGAGTGTAAAATATAAAACCAATATTTATAAAGGGTTTTTAAACTCATTTCAAGAGGCTTTTGTATCACTTGGAAAAGATATACCCGCCCCAGATTCTTCTGAAATTTTACAAAAATTAAACTATATCATCAAACTGCACGTGTAATGTTTTTGCAAAGTTTTGCAAAACCAAACAAGACTGTTTTCGAAGAGAAAGAATGTCTCATTTGTCTCGAATCGCTCAACGTTGAACTCAATAAAATCGTTGCACTACCGTGCAAATGTTCAAACTCTGTTTATCACATCGATTGCATTGTCCTATTATTAGAGTCGGGACAAAATAAAAACTTTTGTCCCCACTGCAAAACAAACTACCCAACGTCGTTGCTTTCACAAAACGAAGTCGTGGAGAGACAACCACCCGAACGAAAATTCGTGTTCATTTTCATCGTGCACATTTTGTCAAACACATTCATGAATCTGATCAACGTCGGTTTGTCGAAAGATTACCAATATGTTTTCGCAGACGTTACCTCAAAAATATTGATGGTCTCTTATTTCTGCAAGATTCTTCTGAACGTGTGTTTAGTATGTAGATTGACAAACAACCGAAATCGATTGATGGCACATGTCGGGTTGAGTTACATAATACAATCGCTCATGTTTGTTTTGCTTGTTTGCTTGTTCTCTTCTGTGAAATTTGATTATACTTCATGGATGTTATTGACCAATAATGTCGTGTTTTTTTTGAGCGATTTAGCGTTCAGGATTTGGATTGAATATTGCTCGTAAGGCACAAACGAAGCCGAAAAAAGTCTGAACCAAGACTCTATATATTATATAGATGCCGTACGTCATTCGAAAAGTAAGAGGGAAAAATTGCTTTAGTGTAAAAAAGAAGAAGGGTAGCCGAAAAAGGACGTTATCCAGGTGCACCACTATGAAAAAAGCCAAAGCGCAGATCCGCCTTCTCAATGCGTTAGATCATGGCTTTGTCCGGAAATAGTTTTCGATTGTATATTGTATTAAATGTCTAAACAAAAGCCTAAAAAATTCAAAGTCAAAAGCGTCGTGCCTATTCAAACCCGGTTAAAAGTTCCAGAAAACGCAAGCACTAGGTGTACGCAATTCGTTTATTACTCGTATTCCACTATTGTAAGCGGCATGCAATGATCCATAGTATACCGGATCCGTGTGTTCTCCCGCAAAATATATTTTCTCATTTATATTTTCTCTCAAAATATCAATGTCTCTCTCTGTCATGGACATATCATGGTATGAGTACGCGCCTTGTGTAAACACGTCCTCCTCCCATCGGGTTACGTGTCAAGATTTTGGGAAAGGAACATTTCTGAAATACTTTTTCAAATGATCCATCACCGATCCAACAATGTCTTCGTCCTGTTTACCAACCATTGCCCATCCTTTGTCTGCCGGGCATATTGCCTCTAATATTGGCACATTTTTAGAACTCATGTAATTATTCCACAATATATACTGTTTGTCTTCATCCTGCGTAAGAATCATCGGCACATCGCGGTTCCAAAACACTTGATCAAACTCCAATTGCACCTTTTTGTACGATCCCATCTTTACCTTAGACAGTGCATCTATTTTTGGCTGAGTGAAGGGCGGATCAAACGCAATGTCTCTCAATGGTCCAGGCGGAACCGTTATGCACAACTTTTTACAATGATGAATCGATCCGTCTCTTGTATACACTTTTACAAAATCATCCGTATATACGACATTTGTTACAATTTGGTTGCAAATTATATTGTCTTTACACACGTTTTTGCACAATGCATCGATGAGTGTTTTTGCGCCGTTTTTGAACAAACAATGTGGACCTCCATAGTCGCCAAATAGTTCTTCACCCTTTTGAAAAAAAGACGTAGGTAAATCCCGTATACTGCCTCCACACCAAACCTCAATCATGTAGAGAAAACTTTGAATATCTGGATCTTGGGATAATGCTTGTTCAATTGTGCCTACACAATCGATTTCATTCACCAGCGTCTTCCATTTTTTTGCCAATTGCTGGCGCTTTTCTTCTGTAAAATTCGAATCTTTCGTCAAATATTGTATGTTTGCGTTCTCCGAATGCATCCACGGGTTGCATTCGGCGACATGAATTAGATTGTCAGACGACAATATATTTGTCAATGGGTTTTCATGTAAACCATGTACCCAAGCCGCGCCATAATCGAGTTTTTTTTCATTTGTAAACACGCGGCCACCTATACGATCTCTCGCTTCCAATATGATGTAATCTTCGGGTTGAAATTTTGATGCAATCGTGAGTCCTGCTACGCCCGCACCGATTATTATTATAGGAGTTGTCCTGGATTTCATATATTTTATAATGTCATTTTTTATCTAAATACCTTTTTTTTTTATTTCTTTACCACTTGCCGTTGGTCTTTTTCACAATCACATTGTTACCACTCTTTTTCTTCTTGGCATTTGGATCGTACTCGTCTCCATCGTCGTCGGCCAAATTTTTGGATAATTCCCAGAACTCTTTCGAACCCAGTTTGAAATCCGGTCTGTCTGCGGCCTTGTACCAAAATACCTGATCATTGATCTTGTTCGATTTGGCATTATTTGATATCACCATGCACTCGTAGTTTTCGGTTGTCTGATCCATGATCGAGCAAAATGACTCGAGTGTAGGAAACATAGACGCATAGTTCTCCCAAATCTTCTTTCTGTTTGATAAATAGTTCTCTCGCAGAATAAAAACGTAATCAATATTCGTGCGGAGATTTGGTGGAATACCCAGCGGGTATTGCATGGTGATGATTAACATCACTTTCCAGTGTCTCAATTGTACCATTTTCATTCAGACATTTATTTTTCTGAAATCATAAAACCAATGCTTTTTAAATGGGCATTGCACCCTCTCGGGCGGGTTTAGACTATATCTTAAGGCATCATTGTAATTGGTTAGATTACTCAACCCCACGGGCGTTTAGTCGTTGAACAATCATCATAACCTTACCATATCTTTTTCGACTTTTTCAGTCTTTTGAAGCGGAATTAGATGACGTGCTGCGGGTTATCTCTATTTTATACCTTTTTACTGTACTTTATGTGGTTAGCATAAACCGCGACTCTATTTCTAAAGCCGTTTAGTAGTATAAACCTTCATAGAACTCTATGTAAGTGTTCTAAATCAAGACGTCTCCGCAATTTGGACGTGTCGCATATAAAGGATTTTTTTTTAGTCCTAAATACACTAGCCATTTCTTTTGGAATGACTTAGGCAAACAATTCACCGTTCATGAACAAGGATCGCATCAACTTGTCTTTGGTCCAGCTGTTGTCGTAGAGACAATCATCGAGAATCACGAAAGTACGAGGATCGATCGAGCATTTCTTGTAAGTTTCCATCTCCGACTGGCACTGTTTCATAACAGCCTTTTGACGGCGCAACACATTTTCGATAAGTATCGAGTTGTACTCTTCGTGAATGAAGAGCTTGGGCACCAACTTGCCGTAAAAACCGTTTCCGGCTTCTGTGCCCGAGATAACAGTGCCGATCGGGATGTCTTGGTGGTGGTACAACAAATCTTTGACCAAAAATGTTTTACCTGTGTCACGACGACCAATCAACACTATTACTGGACCCTTGTTTTCTCTCGGGTCAAATGTGATTGATCTCATGTCAAATTTTTTTAATTCTAATGTCATTTATGTATAAATTACCTACAATATAATAAATACAAATAGAAAACGATTAGTTCATTATTACTAAAATATATACATTTCATAAAATATAACTCATGGAATCCAAGTTTAGCATAAATTACCGAAAGACCAAGAAATTGAATTTAGAGAAAGTCGCTTCTACCGACGGAGAGACATATACCCCCTTCGACATCACAAGTATGCAGTCATACACACCATTGTACAACCGGTTTTTCGAAATGGATGAGACCAACTATAACAAAATCACTTTGAACAACACTTACCAAATCCGCGACCTAAGTACCGTCTACAAGAATGACGAGATTGTAGAGAAAAACATTTTTGTTAAATTCTCTCCACTCATCGATCCATTGAACTTCTTGCGTGGCAAATACAATTTAGAAACTGAGATTACGCGGACCCTACCGAGTATTAAATCCACTGAGACAATCATGCCTAAACTGTTGGACGTGAATAACTCGGCATATGTCGACGGGTTTTTCTCATACTTGACGTCTATGTTGAAAGATACGCACGGCTGGGTTCACGGCGTGGAATACTACGGCTCTTATTTAGGAATTCAGAAGAAGTTCAAGTACAACATCGCAGACGATCTCGAGTTTGTCTCTAACTGTCCCTTCTTTTTGAACAATATCAACAAGCATTTCACAATCGATGAAGAGGCGTCGCAGATTCTGAATCAATATTCGGGCGAAGGGTCTCGTCGCAATCGAAACAAGCTCTGTATCGAAGACAACGACGTGACTCTTGATGTAGAGGAGGTCTTGATTGATGAACATGTAGAGACTGTAGAGACAATGTCGCCTATAAACCTAGAGTATGAAAACGTCCGCACAAACAATGTTGTGGAGAGCGATAGCAGCGGAAGTGAATCCGATGGAAGCGATTCCGATGGAAGCGATTCTGATGGAAGCGATTCTGATGAAGAGTCTGTTTGGGAAACCGAATCTGAATCAGAGTCTGGTGATTCGAAGTCTGGTGATTCGAAGTCTGGTGATTCGGACTCCGACGGGTCAACTTTTGAAGACGACGACGAACCCATTTTCAGCTACTTGAATAACTACCCCATCCAAATGATCTTTCAAGAAAAGTGCGCAGGAACCATCGATCAACTTCTCATGCGTCGCAAACTGAACGACGAACAATTCATGGATGCCCTTATGCAAATCATGCTCATTCTGGCCACCTATCAAAAGTTGTTCCACTTCACTCACAATGACTTGCATACCAACAATATCATGTATGTAGAGACAGACATCGAGTTTTTGTACTACAAATTGGAGGGTGTTTTCTACAAAGTCCCTACACATGGCCGCATCTACAAGTTGATCGACTTCGGAAGAGCCATCTACAAGTTCAACAACAAGTTGTTTTGCAGCGACAGTTTTGCGGCTGCGGGGGATGCATCTACACAATATAATTGCGAACCCTACTTTAACGACAAGAAGCCGCGAGTCGATCCCAATCCGAGTTTCGATTTGTGCCGCCTCGGATGCTCGTTGTACGATTTTGTTTGCAGAGACAATGATCCGAAAACCCCTTTGCAAAAGCTGGTTGATCACTGGTGCAACGATGACTTCGGAAAAAACATGCTTTACCGCCACAATGGCCAAACCAGGTATCCCGACTTTAAGTTGTACAAGATGATTGCGCGAACTGTCAACAATTTAGTGCCCAAAGATGAATTGAAAACACTCGTATTTGCGACGAAATACACATTCACACCGGATGCGAATGACTCAATCACAATCGTGGATATTGATAGTTTGCCGGTTTACGTTTAATACGGAGGAATTTAAGCAACTGTATCAAAAATGTTTACAAAAATGATATAAAAGAACTCTGCGAAAAAATAGTAAATCATGTCGCAGGTTGTTTTATTAGAGAAGAATGAAGAGGTTAAACACACGTCAGACTCGATTGTGAATAGTGTGATCGATTCGTTTATCAAGCGGTCAAATCTCGGTTTGCAAAAGTATGGCACAACGTTGGATAGAGACGATTTGAAAGTGCTTGATTGGATTCAACATGCCCAAGAAGAGCACATGGACGCTATTTTATATTTGGAAAAGTTGAAACGAGAGGTCATTAAGAACGAGATTTAGATCTTTTATTGGTTCTTCGCTTTTTACTCTTTTTTGCTTTCGTTCTTCGCTTTCGTCGTCCACCGAATAGAGAGTCGCCATCGTAGAAGAGTTTTTGTTCACTATCGGACCTGCCATTTTCAAAAATGTAATTCATAAACCCGGTTGAAGTTTCTTGTGTACTATCTTTAAATTTACCGAGAGGCCTTTTCATACCATCAAAGAAGTTTACTTCTTTATCTTTGTTGTCTGACTTCGTTAAAAACTGATATCTCTTGTCATCATTCTGCGGTAATTGAATAATTTCTCTACAATAAATAGGATCGAAATCGGTTAATTGTGTGTCTCCAAACCAATGAGTACCAGTTGTTGTACTATTATTGTAGTCATTTAAGCGACGATCATTTTCGAAATCAGGTTTAAAGTTCCATTCTTGTAAACCTTCTTTATCCGTGAAAAACGCATATTTTTTGGGGGCGGAATGACTTTGTAAAAATTTTATTCGAGGGTTCGATTCACCTTCATAGCCAGTATCCACCAGCCCTTTAGCTTTTCCATTTCCAACAGGGACATCAACTCTTTCTCCATAACTAACACCAGGAGGTACCTCGTTCAACTCCTCTTCAGATGATGACATTTCTATATATAATCTCATCATAAAATAAAAACACTCCTAAATGATGAAACGAATTTATTTTCCAAACGCTTTAGGCCAGAGAAAAAGCGGCGTCGATTCGACCGCTCGATACCTTCGAAAAATATTTGGAAAAACAGATTTTATCGTTAGTGTTAAACCAGAACTCTCGCAAAACCTAATAAAACTGCATAAGGAAAATATGCGGGCTTCGTTACCCACCATTAATATCGGCGGCGATCACTCGATGGCGATTGCTACAGTTGCAGCTTCTCTCCATAAATACGGCTCCGAACTCAAAGTCATTTGGTTTGACGCCCACGGCGACATCAATACTCGCGCAACTTCGCCCAGTGGCAATTTCCACGGCATGCCTCTGGCCTTTCTAACCGGCCTCGATCACGATTATGACTTGTTTCCTTTTTTGTACGCCGTGCCAGAACTCAAATTCGAAAATATTCTTTACTTGGGCATCCGAGACCTCGATGATGGAGAGAAAAAAGTATTAAAAGAAAAAAAGATCAAATTCATAAAAAGCGCTGACATCAACAATGATCCGAAAAGGGCGTTCGAGATCGTGAAAGCATTTGTTGGGAAAGATCCAGTCCACTTGTCGTTTGACGTGGACGGAATAGATCCGAGCGAGATGCCGTGCACAGGGACCACTGCGAAAAAAGGGGTCCGTGTCGATGCAATCAAACTGGTTCTTGACAAAATCATGAAAAAAACAAACATTGTTAACATGGACATCACCGAGTTCAATTTGGAACTTGGAGATGATAAGCAGAGAGAAGTCTCGATGACGAACTTTGTGAAACTATTTGAGAAATATCTCTAAGGCAAGATTTGTGGCTCTTTGTTTGCAATGTTGTTTCGAATGATATAGATTGATGAAATAACCAATAGAGAGATTTCGGTGGAACTTCTGAAAATCATCGGAACATCTTGTGTTTGAACACTATAGTAAATCCACATGCTAGAGGAACAAATATTTAGAATGCAAAAAAGCAACGAGAGACTATTGGTGCTTTTGTTTTTGTACAGGAGATACATGAAAATAAATCGACCGACAACTGATAGCGAGATGGCAGTGTAGGGAATCGATTTTAATGCGCTGTCCTGCATTTAAAAGAAAACCTAAGGTTTCCTTTATACCGGTGAAGATTTAAAATGGGACACCCCGTCGGGGTGTCATTTCAAATCGTTACCGATACCGCTCCCTTGGAGAATTAAAATGTCCCATTTTAATTCTTCAATGGTGTAAATCATTCCTCTTGAAAGAAAAGTTGAATAAATTATTTAATTTGTTTGTTATAAAAAATTCAGTTTTTTATAACATAATTGCAGTCTACTCCGATATAAGTATCAAAAAGAAGGTGGGTGTCAAAAGGAAGGATTAAAAAGACAAAAGGGAAGGATCAAAAGGAATGAACGGCGAAGGCGTACCGCCTTAACCGTAGGTTTTCTTTAAAGGGAAGGATCAAAAGGAAACCGTAGGTTTTCTTTAAAGGGAAGGAGGGGTCAAAGGGGAACTACGTTCCCCTTAAAATTCGCAAATCATATCAAACACATCCGACGAGACTGACTTGTTCGCCATCGCATACTCGCTAACCGTGCGTTCAAAAAAGTTCGACTTGCTCTCCAAACTAATGAGCTCCATGAAATCAAAAGGATTTGCGCTATTGTAGATCTTATCAATATTCAGCTGGAGACAAAGCCGGTCACCAACAAATTCAATATATTGTGTCATCAACTTCGAGTTCATACCAATCATTCTGCACGGAAGCGACTCAGTTATAAACTCTTTCTCGATTTCCACTGCCTCTCGAATAATTTCCGCAATCTGGGATTTCGACAGTTTCTGTTCCAGTTTCGAGTACAACATCACCGCAAATTCAGTATGAAGGGCTTCGTCTCTGCTGATGAACTCGTTCGATAAAGTAAGACCCGGCATGAGTCCGCGCTTCTTAATCCAATAAATCGCCGCGAAACTGCTGCTGAAGAATATACCCTCGACGCAAGCAAATGCCACCAACCGGGTTGCAAAGGTTTCAACCGATTTGTCGTCGTGTCCGTGTCCGATCCATTTTCGCGCCCAATCCGCCTTTTTCGCGATCGATGGGCAAGTCTCAATCGCCTTGAACAGTCGGTTCTTTTCCGCCTTATCCTTGATATAAGTTTCGATCAAGATACTGTACATTTCGGAATGAATGTTTTCGATGGCTATCTGGAAACCATAAAATGCTCTGGCCTCGGAGAGTTGCACGTCGGCCATGAATCGGGTTGCCAAGTTTTCCATGACGATTCCGTCGCTGGCTGCGAAAAATGCCAAAACCATCGATATGAAGTACTGTTCGTCGTGTGACAACTTCGCCCAGTCGCCCAAATCTTTTGATAAATCGATCTCTTCGGCGCGCCAAAAACAATCAACCTGTTTCTTATACATTTTCCAAATGTCGTTGTGACGAATGGGGAACATTACGTAACGAGATGTGTCGTCTTTCAAAAGGGGGTCTGTCATCATTTTTCCTAAATAATATAGAACAAGGAGATTTTATAAAATTGGCAATCCAACGGTTCCCCACATCTACAAACTCTTTCTATTTTATAAAGTGTCGCACCATCTTTAGTATAAAGAAAAACTTTTCAAAAAAAACACATAAACAGACACACAAATATTTAGTTTGGATTTTGTATTTTTAGTGAACGTATAGAATAAAATATTATTTGAACGATGATTGACCCCACAAAACTTGATTCAAAAACTCTTCATAAAATTCTGTTTATTTATAATTCGATCGAATCTGGATGGAAAGTGAAAAAGAGAGACAATCAATATATATTCCAAAAACTGCATGGCAATAAGAAAGAGGTTTTCATGGAAGACTATTTAGAGAAATTCATTGCTGAAAACGCTTCTTTGAAATAATTTTTTTACTTATACATCCGAATTTACGATTCTCTCGAACTGACGTGCAATTTCTTTTTCCAAATCTGGCAACCTCTTGTACAACATCGGGTTTTTACCATCCTCATATTTATTGGGATTAAACTTAATAACTATGTTTTTTTCATCATCATCAACCGCTTTGTTGCCGTAAACAATTTGCAAAACAACGCCACTAATTTGGATATGACTCGTGCCTTCTTTGTGAACAAATCCGTCAAACTTGGAATCGATGAACTTTTGGATAACATCCTCTTTCGATTTGTAGAGAGAGCAGAGAGACAGTGGATCGGACGGGTATGTCTCGAGATAACACCGCTTACAAAACCCTTTGAATCTGGGCATTACGATGGTTGAAGAACACTTGGAGCAACCATTTTTCTCACAGGTTGACTCGTTTGCATCGTGCGGTTCCAGTGTCCGCGTGTTTTTAGAACCGTCTTCGCGATGGGCGGCACAAAACAAAGGTTTCCCAAAACAAAATCCGTAAATCGCCTTGTTCCGACACGTGTCCTTTTTGCAAATTGTCGGCATTATTTATAATAAAATTATACATTATTTGCCCCCTAAATGTCTCATCGGGGGGCAAACCGTGAACATACAGTCTCTACACCGACATGCGATTTTGGGTTGTTCAATGCCCTACATAGTTTGTAAGTGAATGACGAAATAGAAACCGTGATTTTTCGTTCAATGTAGAGGAATGGGGTTTTTTATGCGACTGCTCGCTCAGATTTAGGAAGAAATATGTTTTGGGATTATATAAAAAAAATGGGAGGAGCTTTGATGCAATTAGTCGCCTACGGCGCACAAGATGTTTTCCTTACAGGAAACCCCGAGATTACTTTCTGGAAGGTGTCTTACAGACGCCACACCAACTTCGCGATGGAGTCCATCGAGCAGACCTTCAACGGTCAGGCTGACTTTGGTCGCCGTGTGTCCTGCACCATCTCCAGAAACGGAGATCTTGCTTACCGCACCTATGTTCAGGTTACTCTCCCCGAGATCAACCAGTCACTTGGTGCTGCTGGCACTGGCCCTGTTTATGCCCGTTGGTTGGACTACCCCGGTGAGCAACTCATTGCTCAGGTTGAGGTTGAGATCGGTGGTCAGAGAATTGACCGCCAATATGGTGACTGGATGCACATCTGGAATCAGCTCACACTCTCTTCTGAGCAGCAGGCTGGTTACTACAAGATGATCGGTCACACCACCCAGTTGACCTACATCACTGATCCCCTCTTCGCTGATATCAACGGCCCCTGCGCCGCTGTCGGTGGACCCGGCCAGGTTTGTGCCCCCAGAAAGGCTCTCCCTGAGACCACTCTGTACATTCCTCTCCTCTTCTGGTTTTGCCGAAACCCTGGTTTGGCTTTACCCCTTGTTGCCTTGAAATCTGTAGGGCAGAAAAGCATCCGACCCAAAGTATGCGAGAACTACTTTGGAGAATATTCGTTCGAGGCTCGCAACGACTTTTTGAGTCGTCCTCAGATGCTAGTCGCATGCGCTTAAGAGAACTACTCCTCCCATTTTTAGTAGTTTTATTAAGCGATGCGGCAACAATTTCAAATTGCGGGAAACTCTTAAAGACGATGGCTACCAAGCATTAGACGAAAGTTTAATGTGGCTGAGAAAGAAACTCAGGTATGGTAAAAATGCCACGTATGATAAGGAAAGTAAAAAATCCTTAGAAATAGACAATCCGCAGCCAAGCATCTACGTTCAAAATGATGAGAATATGATGAAGGTTCAACGACTAAACGGAATTGGGTCTGAGGAGTTTAATCAACTCCGATGAAGGCTTAAGATATAGTCTACTCCCCGGCCATGTTTCTGTATGTAACACGTTAATCAATACAGAAATGCCGATAAATACACCGAAAGGTGGGGTATATGTGATGTACAGTATCACGAAGTCAAGATTAACATCGATTTCAGACCTATTGGTGAGTGCTTGTGGGCTGTCAATTCATTGACTAACATCGCCAGTGCTACTTCCCAGGCCGCCACCAGCGCCTACCAGCAGTCCCTTGTTGCCGCCTCTATCTACGTTGACTTCATCTTCTTGGATACCGATGAGCGCAGAAAGATGGCTCAGAACCCCCACGAGTACCTCATTGAGCAGCTCCAGTACACCGGTGACGAGTCGGTCGGATCTTCCAGTAACAAGATCAAGATCAACTTCAACCACCCTTGCAAGGAGCTCATCTGGGTTGTTCAGCCCGACGCCAACGTCGACTACTGCGCTTCCCTCGAGGGCAACAGTACTCTCTTCAAGGTCCTCGGTGCCCAGCCCTTCAACTACACCGATGCCATTGATGCTCTCCCTCCCTCCATCCACTCCTTCGGTGGCCCCGCTGAGACCTCTGGCTCCAACGCCTTCATCTCTGGAGGTGTCTTCCAGATGCCAGGCGCCCTCGACGGCTTTGTCTCTGGCACTGCTGGCACCACCACCCAGGACTGGCACCAGACCGGTGTTTTCAACTCTGGTGATGTCCCCACCGGCTCCATGCTCTCCGATGCCGGCACATTCGTGCTCGCTGAGACCGCTCTTCACCTCCACTGCTGGGGCGAGAACCCCGTCGTCACCGCTAAGCTCCAGCTTAACGGACAGGACCGTATCTCCGAGAGAGAGGGTTCTTACTTCGACGTTGTTCAGCCCTTCCAGCACCACACCCGCGCACCCGACACTGGTATCAACGTGTATTCTTTCGCACTAAGACCTGAAGAACACCAGCCGAGCGGTTCGTGCAACTTCTCCAGAATTGATAACGCCACACTCCAGTTGGTGCTCTCCTCTGGAACAGTTGCTGGCACTTCCACTGCCAAGGTCCGTGTTTATGCCTACTCTTACAACGTGCTAAGAGTCATGGCAGGCATGGCTGGTTTGGCTTACTCGTAAATTTTCCATCCGTAACTCTCAGAACGTTACATGGTTTGAAAATGATTGCAATAATTTTCAATAATGCGAGCAAATGTGTACCCAAAAGGTATGCAAGTCTTGATAAAACAAGGCAACATCTCCAAATTGCGGGAAACCCCTCAAGGTATAAAATACTAAACCATGTTAGAAATTTCGTGGTGGCTTATGATAACAACATAAGGTACAGTAAAAAGTTTTATATTATAGGGCAATCCGCAGCCAGTCTTCTAAGTTCGATATGATAAGAATATGAAGGCGGTTCAACGACTAAATGCTGATGGGCGCGAGAGAACTAATCATTCTCAACGAACGCTTAAGATATAGTCTATTCCCACCCGAAAGGGTGCTGTGCCCATTCAAAAAGCACAGGGTTTAAATATGAGGAAATGCTTATTTGTAAGAAACCGGTATTAAAGCTTAAAAAACTTTTGCACAACTTTTTTTTTTAGTTAATTAATTAATTTGATATAAAAAACATTTTTTATCAAACATTTCTGCGATTATTTGCGATTTCTGCAGCGCGTTGTTTCTTGAACTCATCATCTGCATACTTTTCACGAATAATCTTTCGTCTCATCTCTCTCTGTTCCTGTTGATGGTCTTTTATTTCAGTCTTAGACATTTTGTTGACATTTGGTGAACGTATATTTGTAACAGTTACACTCGGTTTTGGCATTTCTTTCCCTTGTGTACAGTCGTAAATTTTTTTAAACTGTGCTAATAAAACATCATAATCAATCTCTTTTTTCATACAGTTGCACTCACCGCAGCAAGCATTCGAGTTATGAAAGGTATATCCCTGCTCATTATCAAAACGATCCACACCGTTTGTGTGGTTTTCGTCAGTTTTTTTTCCACAAATGTAACAATTCTCTAAAATCAATTTATCAAAATCTTCAATGGTTAGTTCGAATGCAAGACCCTTTTGCTCAGCGCGTTTTTTGTATTCGGAATAAGACCCTGATTGATGATTTTGAAAAGCGTCTGGGTAATAACTTCCACCAGTAATCATAGTATTACGTTTTAAAATATGCTCAACTCGTTGAAGAAAAGTAATGTTATCAAGTGCACCCTTCATGAAGTTACATAACTTGCAGCAACTTACACAGTTTTCAATTACATACCCCTGCTTTTGATCCATTCTGTCAATTCCATTAAAACCTTTTTCTTGGATTATGTTACAATAGAAGCAAGGTGTTGTAACAATAGTTTCAAACTGTTCGAGTGAAAGTTCAAACTGTCGTCGGTTTAATGTACAATTGTGTTTGTAATTCTTAAAATTAATTTCAATACTGTGCATCCGCTTATCATTCATATCTTGCACCTTTTCAGGATTGTTCTCGCGCCATTTTGCCATAATTTCCGAATTATGTTTCAAATACTCTTCTTGATTTTCATTATGCTGCCTGTCCCGGTAGTTTAAGTAACCCAATGCAACCTTTTCGGGATTTGCCTCTTTCCAATCGCGTTTAACAGCTTGGCGCTCTGGTTTTAGCGAAGCAATCCGTTCAAGTTCGCGACGGTGTTCAATATCACGTCTTTCGTCCTGTCTCTTGTTCTCGTCACGACAAGGTTTGCAAGTCTTTGTTTCCGTATTGTCCGCACCACTATACATCTCAACCGGTCTCCGTTGGCAGCAAACCGAGCACTGTTTCATTCCATCAACCACTTCGCCTGAAACAGCTGAGCGCTTCGCTTTGTCCCGTTCTCGCTCCTTTTGCAAACACTCTTGGCAACTCTTGAGAGTATAATCTGTGCCAAGTTTTGCTCTGCAGCCCTTCAAATATTTTACACAAGGCCGCACACCTTCTGCTGTGCATTCGTCGACGAATAAACAAAGTTGGTGTAGACCGCAGTAGATATTCTCTACAGATCGTTTGAATTTGCAGCCGTCGGATTTGCACAAAACCACGTTTTCCTTGGCTTTCACGCGATTTTCTTTGCCCCTATCGAGACAATTTACGCATTGTTTGACGTCTCCTTCAAAGTAGTACATTTTCTTACACCCTTTGCAAAGCTGAAGAGCTGAAAGCATTTCGACAGTATACCCGACCATGTACTGATGGTTTTTGCAAAACTGAGTGTCATCTTGCGAATGACTTCTGCACGGGTTGTTGTTTCGATCTTTGCTCAAACATTTGGACATTTGTTTTATGAATTTCATAAAATAAATGCAATTTACGAAAAATGTCGACGAACTTGTCGAGTTGTTTGGGTCACAAAAATGCTCTTTAACCAGATATATAAACAAAAATCTAAAAGAAGGCGTTCATTATATTGAAGAAACAAACAACAAACAAATTAGAAAACACGGAGGACACAATCTTAAAAACTATTTTCTAACAGAAGAAGCGTTCACTCTTGTTAAAAATACATTCAATTTAAAAAATCGTTATATAAAAAAAATAAACGAAAACTGTGGACAAGTGAATGTCGTGATGGCAATCGAAGCTCAAACAATTGGTTTTATAGAAAACTCTTTTTCTAGTGCTCTCATTCTGAAGCGACAAAAACACATCGGTCCATATTACATCGATTTGTATTTTGAAGAATACAATATTGCAGTTGAATGCGACGAAAACGATCACAATGATCGAAACCCAGCATACGAGAGGATGCGAGAATACTATTTGTTAAAAGAAAATATTACAATTGTTCGGTACAATCCAAACCACAAAAACTTTGACTTGTCCGATGTAATTCGCGTAATTACCCAACTTATCTTTTGCAAACCATCTGCACCAAGTGTCGTGAGAGTTGAGTTTTAGAATTTTATTTTTTAAACGCATAAGCAATTGCGAGATCAAAACGTTTTGTTTGCTTTTGCAAAAGCAAAAGCAAAAGCCTTTATTATTATTGCTTTCTTTTTGGAAGAGCAAAGTGTTTTTCATAAAAACAACATTTTCTTATCATAAATAAATCACGTAATTATTAAAATAATATTTATTTTTATCACACGATCTTTCTTTTTAAATTCATCGCTTTATGCATGCATGAAGCAATTTTATTTTTTAAACGCATAAGCAAAAACTTTAAAATTATTGATCTCTTTTTGCAGAAAGCAAAGTTTTTCATAAATTTATCAATAATAGTGTTTTCAATTTCGAAAACAAAAACATTTTAATGAAATCAAATATAAAGAAACACACCATATACGTATATAAAAAATGAGCGTTGACATTGTGAACCTTATCGAAAGTAATCCTATTGCGAAGCTTATAGGAAACTACCAGTCAGCGATGGTGGATAAAATAAAAGCACGCTTTAACACTTACGAACAACAAATGTTTGTTTCAAGTTTTTATTGCTATTTAAACTATGATGAAGGTGAATTTGTTATTGACCTTGATAGTGTTTGGCAGTGGTTAGCTTTCAGTCAAAAAATAAGAGCAAAAGAATTGCTTGAAAAAAATTTTGTTGAAAATACCGATTATACAATTATTGCTCCACAACATTATGGAGCAAAAAAAGATGCAAGAGGAGGCCATAACAAGGAAACTATTATGCTTACGATTCCTGCGTTTAAACGTTTTTGTTTGAAAGCTGGAACTAAAAAAGCAAATGAAATACACGAGTACTATTTAAAAATGGAAAAAATAATTCAAGAAGTTGTTATAGAAGAATGTAAATCGCTTTCTGAACAGTTAAAAGTAAAAGACCAAGAAATTGTAAACAAAGACGCCGAAATCGCAAAGCGCGATGCCGAGTACCAAACCAAGCTCAAAAAACAGAAAGAGTTCGAGCGCGAAAAAGTCTTATTGAATCAGTTTGCAGTTTCAATCCCGATTGTTTATCTCATTCGTGTAAAAACCCACCCAAACGGCGAGTACATTGTCAAGATCGGCGAAAGCCGTCGAGGCATTTTGCAACGTTACAATGAGCACAAGAGTCATTACCCCGAGTGTGTCTTGCTCGATGTGTTTACCGCGATCCAAAGCAAAGATTTCGAAGTTTACATCCACAATCATCCCAAGATTCGTTGCAACCAGGTTCGAGACATGCCCGGCCATGAGAGTGAGAAAGAATTGTTTTTAGTCGGTAAAAACTTGACATACCAGATTTTGCTTGATGTGATCAACTCTCAAATCGATAATTTTCAGGAACACAACACCAAAAAACTGGAACTCGAAATCGAAAAATTGAAAATAATTGCGACAAATGATTCAAGTCCAGCCATAGCACAACTACTTGAGTCAAATAAACGATGTGAAGAGTCAAATAAAGAATTGCATACGCGAATCAACAAGCTCGAAACTATGCTTGATAAATTGCTCGAAACAAAAGCTCCAGTAGCAAGAACTCAAACCGGCTTCCAAGAACCGCTCCCCACATTGGGTCCACGTGTTCAAAAAATCAACCCTGACACATTGCAACTGATCAAAGTCTACGAATCCGCAACCGAAGTAATGAACGAAGACCGCAGCATCAAACGCCCAAGCCTCTCGAAAGCCGTTCTTGAAAATGTCGTATACAATGGATTCCGATGGCTTTTTGTAGAACGCGACGTGGACCCAACCGTTCTCCACAATTTGCAACCGACACGAAAAACAATTCCCAAAAACATGGATTATGTAGCAAAACTAAACGCCGATCAAACCGAGATTCTGAATGTATATTTAGACAGAAAGACAGCGGCACTGACAAACAGATATTCTTCGGGCGGTTTAGACTCGGCTGTAAAAAACGGAACTGTATCACAGGGCCACTACTATAAGTTATACGGCGATTGCCCCGAACCACTCGTAGAAAAATTTGAGGAAAGATATGGCAAAGACATTTTGTTGTACAAAGACGGGTTCGGGATGTTCCACGAAACCACCCACCAATTAGTCAAGGAGTTCAAGTGCAAATACGATTGTTTAAAGTCCGAGAAAATAAGCGACAAAACCCTTGCCAAAGCCATGAGAGAAGACAAAGCGTACAATGGGTTCAAGTACAAAGAGCTGCCACCACGCGTTAGTTGTTACTAACATTTAGCAAAGTGTTTATATTTTATTATATCTGTAAAAATATAATAAATTATAATTATATAATGGCAACAACCAGCGTAATTTTTCCAAACATCATCAATGTTGTTTTAAATGACACGCTCTCCCGGTTCATTTCAACAACTACTGTTTCGCCAACAGTGCCAGGCACATTCGCTTTCTTCAAAAACAACAGCTCGGAGGCCGTTCTCACATCGTCAAGCGTATTCGACGCTGTCGGGAACTTTACGATATTTTGCACATTTACACCAGCGGATACAGTCACTTATCAAGCGTCTTCTGCAACTGTTATTGTCACCGTGCAAGACAGTGACGCGTACAACAACTACTACAACATTCCTGTAACTAACTTGTCCAATGTCTTGGTAAACGGCGATTTCGAATTTATACCGTCAAGCATCGCCTCTGGAACCAGTATAATATGCCCCACAAATGTTCCTGGGTGGAGATTTCAAAAATCTGGAAATTTTCCAGCACTCCTTAACAATGTTAATCTCACTTCTCTAGGTATAACATCATTACCCTATCCATTTGGTTCCAAGTGTGTTTCATTTTTTGGCGGTAGCATTTATCAACCATTTTATTGTACGGCTGGTAATTATACATTATCTGCTTATATTTCGAGTGCTAACGCATTAAACAACCATTACTTTTACTTTATCGTAAATAATGTTACAATCTACAGTTCACAATCACAGTATCCAACTTTGAGAGATTGGCAACAATTCAATGTTACATTCACTATTGCAAAAACCGGATATCAACTATTTAGAATAACTTCCGCGGGTGGTGCCACATTTTATTTCGGAAATATTTCACTAAAACCGGTGATAAGTAATGAGATATCTTATTTGAGATTTTCCAAGATCGAATCGCAAATTTTCAACGGCGCGTTCGAAACCGAAGTTCAAACCTTTAATAGCAAAACACTAACTCCTTTGACAAACTGGACTATTATAAATAACGCTTGGGTTCTTAACAATTATTCTGAATTTACGCAAATTCCAACTCCTTATCCAAGTGGTAATCAATGTATTGCGATTGAGGGTCTCGGAAAAATCACTCAAACATTTAATTATATCAACAGTAGTTTGAATTATTTGTCATTCTATGTATGCGCAGTAGGTGATCTTTCGATGAATCAAATTAAAGCGAGTATCAATGGTACAACAATTTGCGATATTTCGCAGTCGAATGCGTCATTTGGTACAGGATCCGGCTCTTGGCAAAAGGTGCTTTTCACAAACATCAATACGGTTGAGGGTCCCAATACGTTGACGATTGAAGGCTTGACCAATACAACTGGTTTTATAACCGCGATCGACAATGTGGTTTTCGGGTCGGTTAATCGAGCAACACCCGCGACAACTTATTTGTCACAAACCAACACCTACGGAACACCGCTTATTGCGAATCTGAACGCTGCATGCAGCGTCCCTGCAACATTTCAATACTATTTGGACGCCGCTTACACCAACCAAATTTTCGCGGATTCGACGCTTCCTGTCGGCACATACACTGTCTACGTAGTAGCCACTCCGGTCGACACATATAATCACTTGAACTCGTTTGCATCTGCGACTCTCACAGTGGTTAGTCCAAATGCGCAGATCGTGTTTCCCAACATCATCAACGTTGTTTTGAACGACACGCTCTCCGCGTTCATTACTGGAACCACAGTTTCGCCGTCGATTGCAGGCACTTTCATATTTCAGAAGACGAATAGTTCAGGAACCGTTCTAACTTCATCCAGCGTCTTCGACGCCGTCGGCAACTACACCATATTCTGCACATTTACGCCAACCGACTCTGCCCCCGTCTCTGCCTCTTACACTGTATATGTACAAGACAAAGATGTATGGAACAATTACTACAATATTCCAGTGACAGACACCACAAATATGATTGTAAACGGCAACTTCAACTATCTTCCAACAACGATCCCTTCCGGTACATCAACCACCACAGCGTCGCAACTTGTTAATGTTCCTGGATGGAGTATACGCACAAACGGATTGTTATCTCAAATATATAACAATGTCAATGATCCGGCTCTCGGATCTTTCCCATACCCTTTTGGAACAAATTACATTCGGCTACGCTATAATGTTTACCAAACATTTTATGCAGTTGCAGGCACATACACACTATCATTTTATGCAGGGGTAAGAACTCTCATTTCAACAAGTAATTACGCCAATGTCGATATAAATAGTACGCGCATTTATAATTTAAACAATGCTGCTCAGCTTCAACCTGGTTGGCAACTTATATCTGTAAATTTCACCGTAACTACCGGGATGCATAATCTATTGTTCTATTTTTCTGGTGGTCAGAGTATTTTTGTGAGCGGCATTTCCATGAAACCCGTAACAAACCCAGTCTACCTCCGATTTTCGAAAATAAATTCGCTGATTTCAAACGGCATTTTTGAAACCGAAGTCAAAACCGCAAACAGTAAATCGTTAACCCCCATCACGAATTGGAACGTCGTCACCAACAATGTCTGGGTTTTGAACAATTTCTCAGGTTACGGTTCGCAGATTCCCTATCCATATCCGAGCGGCAAACAGTGTGTAGCAATCGATGCTCTCGGCAAAATAACACAAACGTTTACTGCAACCGCAAGCACTTCAAACTTCTTGTCGTTTTATGCATGTTCCGTCCTGGATACATCTACCAACCAAATACGCGCGAGTATCAATAACACAACCATTTTCGATAATGCATCTTTCACACCAAACACCTGGTCAAAATTCATTTTCGGCGGTATCACCACCGTCAACGGCACGAACACATTAACATTCGAGGGAATAATTCCAACAACTGATTGGATTGTCGCCATTGACAATGTGATTTTCGGCCAAGTTACAAAAGAGACACCCGTGGTTTCGTTTGGTCCAAAAACGGATTATCCTTTCATACCCATCCAAAACAACACTGTGAATTCAAATGCGTTTACTGCGACCGGTAACGGCGCTCACAATGGCCTTTATGAATTCACTGCATCGTCGAGTAGAGTGACTACGGGTACAAACGTATATATGTTAGCGAACAATGACAATTTAACCGGTTACCATTCTTCACATACTGGAGCTGGGTCTCCGGTTTATTACTCAATGCCATACGCTTATTCAAATGGAGCTTATCAAGGCGCAACCGATGTAAACGGTAACTTGACATACTTATGGACAACCAATGTAGTTGGTGTAGGAACGATTAGTGGCGAGTGGGTCCAGTACAAACTCCCGCATCCGATCCAACTCACTAAGTATGGATTAATGGCAGTCCCTACAATGGAGCATCGTTTTCCACGCGATTATTACATCTTGGGTTCGGTCGACGGCAACACATGGTACTCTATCAAATCTGTCACAAACTCTGCAATTCCCACTTGGCCAAACACACAGTTTGTCAACGTGTCGAATAATACAAAACTCTACAGTTATTACAGACTGGTTTGTTCAAAACTTGGAAATTACGGTACTCTCTTGAATTTTACTAAGTTTTCTCTCTACGGCGACAACACCAAAAACTATTACAAAACCCCTCTTGGAGCGAATCTGAATTCATCTTTCGATATTTCCGGAGCGCACACTTATTTCTTGGACGCCGCGCTAACAAACCAAGTGTATTCAACAACGACCTTGCCAATCGGCGATTACACAATTTACAACAGATACATATCAAATGACACTGTCAACTATAATACATCGATTACGAGCGCCCCTCTAAGCGTCGTGATGCCCCCGTCATTCATTGTGTTTCCAGAAAATACGATCAACGTCGTTTTCAACGAGACGCTTGCCGAATTTATTGCCGGAACCTCGGTTTCGCCTTCCGTGCCAGGCACTTTCACATTCTACAAGACAAACAGTTCCGGTGCTGTGCTAACCGCATCCAGTGTCTTCGACACCGTCGGCAACTTCACGATCTTTGTGAGTTTTGCGCCCACCGATTATGTCAACAATTCGCCATGCTCTGCGAGCTACACAGTATCAGTTGAGGACAAAGACGCGTATAACAATTATTACAACATCCCAGTAACCGATTTGTTAAATGTCTTAGTGAACGGAAAATTCGAGACCAATCCGTTTGCCGCGACTTCGCAAACTACGAACCCAACAAATGTTCCTGGCTGGAGATTCAGCGGTACAACTTACCTGATGAACAATTTCAATCATAACAACGCAGTATCGATATTTCCGCCACCTTTTGGTAACACATATCTTCGCCTAAACAACGCAACCATGTATCAAACATTTTATGCGATTGCTGGCACGTATACATTTACAACATCGTACTTGAATACCTTATCATTACCTAACGCGTATGTTAATTTTGTTATAGACGGTATTCAATTGCTTAGATTCTTTACTGGAACAGTATCATCTAACTGGACAACGTTGAGTCATACATTCACTATTGCAACTACTGGTATGCACATGATTGGATTTTATGGTTCTTCGAGTAATAACTTTTTTTTCGGAGACATGAAGATTTTGCCGGTTTCTGTGTTGAACAATGTTTCGTACATGAAATTCTCGCAAATTAATTCGCAAATTTTCAACGGCACATTTGAATCTGAAGTGACTCTTCCTAATAGCAGAACATTGACTCCCTTGGCAAACTGGACGTCAACCAGTAACAATGTATGGGTGCTAAATAATTTTACTTCGTTTACAACCGTTCCAAGACCTTATCCAAGTGGCAATCAATGTGTCGGTATCGAAGGGCTCGGCAAAATTTCACAAACATTTAATTATATTGACAGCGGTTTGAATTATCTATCGTTTTATTTGACTACAACTACAGACGCTTCGCTAAACCC